GCACTTCCCGAGATGGCCTGGCCGCAGGTTGCAGGTACCGACGACCGTGCCGTCAGGCAGTTTGAGCGGCGCGCCGCACGTCGGCTCGGGTGTCATTCGCTGTCCTCGTCATCGTACGGCGCGCAGTCGATCGAATACTGCGGCAGTGGCTCTGTGCGATACGCGCCATTCGACTCAAGCCCCGGCTCCAGCCATTCCCATGTGTCGAGCCCTTTGGGAGGGCCGAAGTCTAGACGAGGCTTTTCGTCTGACTCGCGCAGGTCGTTGTATTGGTACTCGCCGCCGCCGTCGAGGAGCCATCCAAGGAAGTCGTGCCGGTCCTCGTCGGTCTCGAAGTTCAGTGTCAGTTTGAAACTCATCGTCGCCTCCTATCGCTCCCTGTTCGCCTGTACCATCGCCAAGAACGCGCGCCTGTTGCGCCGCCTACCGATGACCAGCTCGAGCCGGTCCTTGCAGTCCTGGCACGTCACGTTACCGATGGCCCGCACGTACGGCAGCAGTGCGCCGCGCTGGCCGCACATGGCGACGTCGATGTCCGGGCCGTTGCGGTAGTGGCGCGGGCCGGGAAGTGGGGCGGTCACCGGAACCGCCTATCGGTCATGAGGAGCGATTCGAGGATTGAGGCTGCCTTGTTCATCGTGTTGAGCACGTCCTCCTCGACCCATGCCCATTTCGACCAGCCAGCGTAGCCAGTCATCGGTAGCGCAAGGTCGCGGCACCATTCGGTCGCCGCAACGATCTCCCGCCTGTCCTTCGCAGTCAGCCGGCCGTAGTCGATGCTCATCGTTTCCTCCTATCGCGTTCCCATCTGCCGTCACCGCCGCGCACCCACGGACCGAACTCGCGTGCCAGTGCCAACTTCTCGCTACTCAAGGCCATGGCCAGTCGCGCCAGTGCGTGCCAGTTCATCGACGCTCGTCACCAGCTTCCACGGGTCGCGCGCCATGACTGGCCCTCCTCGGTCGGCTTCGCTTTGAAATACTTTGAGTCATCCGTGCGCGGCCACGAAAACCCGCAGCCGCATCCGTGCTCCCCGTAGCAGTGACCGACCCACGTCTCCTTCGGGCCGGTGCAACCTGACGTCCCCCACTGCGTAAATGCGTCACACTTCGGACAGAAGAAATCGCCGTCGTCACCGTTTGCGATCTTCGGTCCAGCATGCAGCGGACGGCGGCAGTTCCAGCACTCGCGCGCATCGTTGACGTTGCCGTAATTGCAGGCGGCGCACGTCCACCAGCCAGCCGACTTGTGCCACAACTTGCTGGTCCATCCGGTGCTCGCCGGCTCCGCCTCCCCCGCCAGCCCGTCGAGCGCCAGGCGTTCGATGTAGTTCAAGGTCAACGCTCGCTCTGGGTCGTAAGCCGTGCGTGCTTCCCGTACATCCGCGAGCAACCGGCGAAGTGCGTCCGCGGCGGTCATGGCGCTGCCTTCGTCCACCTAGTGACGTCATCGGCAATGGCCGTCAGTGCTGCGGCTTCTCGCGTCCCAGAAACAGAGACCATGATGCGACAGTGATTCGCGACCATCTCGAACGCCTCTTCCCGCGCGCGACGGACAAGCTCGTCGATCATGCAATTACACGGCTCGTGGTGCTCGCACTCGCGGCACATCTTGCACCCCGGGTCGTCGCAGTCGACGTCGTCATCGCCGACGTGCCCCAGCAACTCCAGCGCAGTCTTGAGCTTCACTTCGTCCTCGCTTTCATCTGTGCGTCGCGACACTTCCATGGCCTGAAGACCTTGCGCTTCTGTGGCTGTATGACCGACAGACAAAACAGTGAGCAGAATGCGCGATCCGGTACTACCAAGCGGCCTTCCTTGTCTCTGAATCCGAATCCGTGGTCGCGGCGCAAGTATTTGCACCCGTCGCACGTCTCCTGGTTAGTTGGATTGATTTCGATCGCGACCCGAAGTCTCGATCTCCTCACTTCGTCCTTGCTTTCTTCGGCGCGCGAGTTGCGGCGTCGATGGCTCGCAGGGCGTTTGTCTCGATCATTCCGAGCTGGTGATAGATGTCGACAAGGTGCGGCGCGATCAGCCGGCGAATCCGCCGCCGCTCGGCACGAATTGCCGAATCAATCGCAAGGTCTTGCAGTGCCGTTGCGACGTCTGCGTCCTCCAGTTTCACCGCCGCCTGCGCGACCTTGCGCAACGCCAGCAGTTCGGCATGCATGTTCATGAAGCGGCGCCACTCTGACTCGCCAGCGTTGGAAGCGACCGCAACCAGCTTCTTCAAGTCCTCGTCCGTCACGCGCCTCATCGCTCCAGCTCCTCGAAGTCCGGCATGTTGTCGTAGTCGGCACCGTCGAGCGCGAGGCTTTCGGCGATTTCTCGCCAGTTTAGATTGCAGTCTGCGCAGTTGTCCGAATGGCCGTCGAACACCCATTTCGTTGAGTCGAAGCGACCGATGTGTCCGAAGCCGTCTGGGTGCGTGCGGCGTTCCATGAACAGCCGCCGCTCGTCGTCGGTCGGTGGAATCCACTCCACAAACGCCTCGCTCCATTGGTTGCCGCACATCACATGAATTCCATGTTCCCCGAAGATGCACCTGACGCCTTTCCCGACGGCGCTTATCTTGAATCGACCATTTGGATAAGGTGCGTACACCAACCGAACCTGCATGCCGACGCGCGGCTGGATGTCCTTCGATGATTTCATTTCCGCACACTCCTCGTCGAATTCCATTGGCCTGCCCATGAACGCCTCGGCCCGTGCCTGGCGTTCTCGCCTCACGTTCGGATCTGCCCACAGCACGCGTTGGTTCGCCATCACGGGTACCTCTCGGTTCCGACGGCACTGAAGTCAGGCCCAGTGTCGTCAAAGAAGGCCATCAAGTCGCCGCGCCACCGCACCTGTTTGACGATTCCAGTCTCGCCGTTGCGGTGCTTGGCGATGATGATTTGCGTGTCAGCGCCCTGAATCCAGGGGAACAGCACGATATCGGCGTCTTGCTCGATGGCCCCCGAGTCGCGCAGGTCCGACAACACCGGCATGCGCGGCACCCCGCCGGTGACGTTCTGGCGATTCAACTGCGCCACGAGAATCAACGGGCACTTCAGGTCCCCTGCGAGGACCTTGAAGGCGCGGGACATGGCGGCCACCTCGAGCTGCCGGTTCTCGGCGCGACCGTCCGACCGCACGAGCCCGAGGTAGTCGACCACAAGCAGAGCCAGGCCGCCGCGGGCGTACCGCGACCGCCACCGGCGTGCCTCGGCGGCGATGCGACCGACGGACAACTTGCGGTCGTCGACCCACAACGGGATGCCGCGAATCTGCCGGTCGGCCTTGTGGATCTTGTCCCACTTAGCCAGGTCCACGTCGCCGTTCGTGATGCCAGGGACCTCGCCGACGAACGTCAGCGCCCGCTCGATGAGCTCCTGGCGCGACATCTCGAGCGAGAAGCACAGCGACGGCACCCCAGCCATCGCGGCGCGGATGGCTGTGACCCACGCCAGCGACGACTTCCCGCCGCCCGGGTTCGCCGCCACGACGATTTGCTGGCCAGGACGGAGGCCTCCGAGCATCCCATCGAGCGACATCAGGCCTGTCGGTACCGAGCCGGTGCGCGTGTTCTTGGCCCTGGCCTCGATGGCGTCCTTCGCCTCGTCGAGCGCGTCACCGACGCGAACCGGACCGTCGTCAGCCGGAACTTCGAGCGCGTCGATGCTCGCCCGCGTCTCTGCCAGTAGTTCCACGAGTTCTGCCGACCCAGCCGCCCGCATCGCCGTTTCGGTTGCAAGAGCGATCAGCCTCCGACGGACAGCCCGTTCGCGGACCAGTTCGGTATAGTGCCGCGCGCTCTCGGCCGTCGGGACAGCCCCTGACAGCTCGAGCATGTACCCATCGCCGCCTTCGAGCCGCTGGATCATCCCGCGCACACGGAGTTCGTCCATGACCGTCAGCACGTCGAGCGTTCCGCGCTGGTCGCACTCGCGCATCGCGTCCCAGATTTCGCGGTGAGCCGGGATGAAAAAGTCGTCGGTGGCCAGCATGCCGGCGAGCTCGGCGAAGACGGCCGGCTTGATCAGAACCGAGCCGAGGACGGCTTTCTCGGCGTCGATGCTGTGCGGTGGGTTGGGTGAGTTACTCATGGGTTAGGTCCAAGTTTTCGAGGCGTTAGGATCGGGTAATAGGGCTGTTGGACCTCGCGCGGCGGGCCGGTCGCGCCGTTCGCGATTCCGCCGATACGATCCTGGGCACGATTGCACCATCGAGTCAGAAAGGCCGGCATTCCCGACGAGGTCTTTCGCTTCGTGGGGTTCGCATTCACCCACGCGAGCGCTTTCTTTGCCTCTGCGAGAACATCGATCCCTGGCCAGGCGTCAGCCCATGCGTCGAGCATCGTGCGCGTGAGTCCGAATTCCTTTGGTCCCCGACCGACCGTTGGGAAAACCAGAATGGCCGGCTCGGACGCCGCCGGAGGCGGCTCGGAGCAACTCTCTTCCCGGTCGTCTTCCAGATCGAGGTCCAGATCCAGATCAGGCGCGTCCGGTTCGCGAGCTATTCGCGAATCATTCGCGGCTGTCGCGCGAGTGCCGATCGATATGACTGCTGATGGCGCATCTGGGCCTGGGCACATGGGTTTCCCTGGCTTGTCGACTTTCTGGTGCTTCGACCAGCCGGTGATGTGCCCATACGCCTGCCCGCCTACGGTGTAGAGCTTCAGCAGCCCTACCGTCGCCAGGCGTTCGAGCACAGGCCCGACGTCATCCTCGTGAGCCCAGAGCACGGCGCCCTGGATCCGTGCCTTCGCAGCTCGGAAGTTGCCGTAGTCGTCAGCAACCAGGAGGAGAGAGACGAATACCCTGAACTCAAGGTGAGACAGAGTTGCCGTCTTCTCGTCCTCGAGAAGTTCTGGCTTGATGGATCGGATCCTCGCCACCTAAGAGCCCTTCTTCCGGTCTCTACGGATCTTCGACGGATTGACGTCGCCACCTTGAATCAACGACGTGACCTCGTCACCAGAGAGACCTCCGATCGCGTCGCCGATGCCGCAGGCGTTCTCATACGAGAAGACTCCGACGTTCTCTCCGGATCGAATGGCACCAATCGCCTCGATGTACCCGAGGATCTGCATCTTCAGTTTGCGGTCTAATGCGAGGCAGTCTTTGATCCTGTTGTCGAGGACTGTCTCAAATCCGTGGCAATCCTCGCACAGTGTCGTAAGGCTACCGCCGTCGTATTCCCAAGGCTTCTTTCCGCGTTGGTACACCTTGTGGTGGACGTGCAGCGGCTTCTCGATCGCGCCGCATTCCTGGCACGTAAACCCGTCGCGCTGAAGAATCTCAAGGCGCTTTCGCTGCCACCTCGGGTCACGGAGCAGGTCGATATACGAAGCCACCTACGCGCCCTCCTTCCAACGCCATGGCTTTAATCCCGTGTCGAGCTCGCCATACACGGCAAGCATCAGGTCCTTTGGGAACGCCGTCCGGTGCCCCATGAACGTCACGCGCGGGTTCAGCCCGAGCACGAGCGCGCGGCCGTGCACGTAGTCGCAAGCCCAGTTGGCCGTCGTCAGAGGGACGAGCAGGAAGATGCGCCGGTCCTCGTTAAGCGGCGTCTCGGCGCACTTCTTAGCCCAAGGCGCGATGTTGCCGAACGGAGGGTTGAGCCACAGGTTTCCGGCGATGTCCCAGTCAGCCCAAGACGCCAGCGCGTCGACGGCAAACATCGAACCAGGCCCAAAGTGCGAATCTCCTGTTGGGTCGCCAACCACGTTGTTTTCCGCCGTCGCGGCCAGGTCGAAGTCCATCTTCCCGAAGCGGCGCTCGACCGCATCGAGCAAGTCGCGTGGCGTGCAGACGGTCTGTTCGGACCTGCCAGGCTTCTGGATCGGCATGAAGCTCATCGCTTCCCCGTGTGGCCAAATCCGCCCGCACCCCGCGCCGTCTCGCTAAGCTGCTCGACGCGGACCAGTTCGACGCGCTCGACCGGCGCGATGACGAGCTGGGCGATGCGTGTGCCGCGCATGAACGCGAGCGGTACCTGCAACACGTCCATCGCATCGCCGCTCGGCAGGTACGTGACGACGACGGAGATTTCCCCTCGATAGTCGCTGTCGATCGTCCCGAAGTGAACAAGGATTCCCTCGGCTGACAGCGACGACCGGGGCCTGATTTGTCCTTCGAAGCCCTGCGGTATCTCGACGCAGAGCCCGGTTGCGACCTTGACAGTTTGTCCGCAGCGAACCGAAAAAAGGTCCGCGCAGCACAGGTCGATTCCTGACGCGCCGGCCGTTTGGTACGCGGGTGGCGGCACGTCGGCGAGCAGCTTGTAGCGGAGGGTCGTCATCGGCGTGCCTTCGCCTTCGTAAGCGCGCCGCGGAGAGCGGACATGGATCGGCGCATGGTCTCCATCTCCTCGATTCGCTCGATTGCACGCCTCTCGGCGCAGTACGGGCACGTGTACGAGACTCCGTGCTCTGTCGCGCAGAACCTGCCGCACTCGTAACAGCGGCGCTCGTCCAGCTCGATGTTGCGCTGGATGATCATGGAAGTCCCTTGAAGACCAGCACGGCCATCATGCCGAGCATCACGGCCAGTAGATTCAGCCAGCGGACGGGCGGGAGTGGTTGGCGGTTCATGGGTTGCTCCTGAGCCAGCCGCGAAGGTCTTCCAGGTCGTGAAAGACCGGGATCAGGTGGTCCCTGGCGGTCTCGATTTCTGCAAGCGCTCCCTTCGAATCAGGCCACCCGGGTACCGTCATCAGCGCATCGCACCTGAGCAGCAACGCAGCGGTTGCCTCGTACCAAAACTCCGGCGTGCAGGTTCCGACGAAGAAGCGCGTATTTGCGTGCGGAATCAGCGGCGCCGCGCCAAGGTTCGCAACCTCGATACCGACGTCCTCGGCGCGCCTGACGTTCTTCTCGCATTCCCAAGCATTCGGCGCCGTGAACTTCCCGGCGATGTAGACAACCTTCACGCCGCCCTCGCCTTCCCCGCCGACAGCAGCTTCCCGACCCGCGCCGACAGCAGCTCGTCGGTCGCAAGCCGCCGCTCGAACGCCGCCGCCTGTACTGAGATGGTCGACCTGTCGCGCCGAAGCACCGCCGCGATGTCGCGCGTCCGATAGCCGCGCTGGATGAGCACGTACGCCACCAGGTCGCGCAGGCCGGTGTGGGCGCGGTGCCTGCTACGGCCGGTCGTCACCTCGCGCAGCACGGAGCGCCAGTCGCCTGCTACCTGGGACCGGACGATGGTCTCGACCATCAGCGGCAGCTCGACTGGGACGGCCACGACGGGGCGCGCCTTGGAGTCGCGGCCGATGCTGGACATGGCTAGGCGGAAGGCGGTGTGACGGGGCTCGCCGGATGCGACTAAGCGCTCGTAGAACTCAGCAGCGGCCGACAGCGATGCCTGGCGGCGGGTGGCGGATGTCATGGCGTGGACGCCTTCATCTCGGTCAGGATGCGCGTCGCGATCTTGGCCGACAGGATCAGCGTCTCGTCGCCGTACTTCTTCCGGTAGGCGGCGTAGGCGTAGGCGGTGTAGGCGTAGGCGGCGTAGGCGGCGTCGGCGGCGGCGGCGTCGGCGGCGGCGGCGGCGGCGGCGGCGGCGGCGGCGTCGGCGTAGGCGGCGTAGGCGGCGTAGGCGGCGTCACGCGCCCATCTGGCTGCTTCTACCGTCCCCTCGGTCTCGCACTTCTTCGCGGGCTCTTCCAGGCCCGCGCGCCGCAGGAACACCGGGACAACCTCGCGAATGGTCGCCTGAGTGAGTCTCAACAGGAACACCTTGCGGTCCAGGTGCGCCGTCCCGAGCAGCGCCAGTCCAAGGTCGCGCAGGCCGTCCGCCCTGGCCATCTCGCTCGACCAAGCGGCGTCATTCAGGCGGATCGCGAATCGCGCAGCAGCAGGTAGCACGCACGGCGACTCAGCTGCGTCGGTTAGAGTCCCGCCGCATGCCAGATTCAGGCACGCCATGATGCACGCGTGTTCCGTGTCGCCGAGACCAGACGGGAGGCCGCGGGCAAGGAGCCTGTCGTAAACGGCCCGGTCGAAAGTAGGCGCGCTCACGGCGCCCTCCTAGAAACAACCTCACGCGCGCTATTCCTGGTGGAAGTATTCATCCCAGCCTCCTGTAAAAAGAGTCAGCCGCTTCGCGACCCGTAATGCCCCCGCTTCGACGCCAACGGAACGGTGTCAAGGCGGCCCATGGACGGGCGGAGCGGGGGCAATACCGAACGCGAAACGACGTTGTTCATGAGCGCCTTGACACTCGATTAGTCTCACGACCGCGTAACATACGCAAGAAGTTTCGTAGCGAAATCGAAGCACACGATCCCACACGGTTACCTACACGACAAGAAAGTCGCGAAAATCCGCCGTCTGACGCGTCACCCCGGAAACGCACGGCGCTTCGCTGCCAGGTCCGCAGATGGTAACCCAAGGCGACGGGCCTCGGCGTCGAGCTCGGCCCGCTGCTCTGCTGTCACGCGGTACACGATCGGTTTGGTTGCGCTGCTGCCCGTGCTCACCGGGCGCCCGCGTGGCAGCTCGCCAGTGGCCAGCGCGAGCGCCCGCCGCTGACGTAGCACCAAGCGCCGGAACGCCGCCTCAGTGGTCCACGATGGCGTCTGGCCGGTCCCTCGGTCCTGGACCCAGGATCCGTCCCGCCCGCGATGGAATAGGCCCCATCCAGCCCCCTTCGAGTCCTTCTCTGCGCCGTACTCGATGCCCTCTATGGTCGTCGTCAGGTAGGCCATGGTCAGGCCTCCGCCGCGCAGGACAGCGTCTCGACGACCGTCTCGCGTCCTCGGCCGCCGGTGACGATTTCGATGGATGCGCGCTCCGGGTGCTCCATGTCGTCCAGGACGATCTTGGCCTGGGCGGCGGCGAGTCGGCGCGCATCCTCGAGCGAGAATGCCGTCTCGACGCAGTTTCGCATCACGTCACCCTCCGGCATACGGATGGCGAGGACAATTCGATGAAGGGTCTTTGTCGTGTTCGTCATGAATACTGTTGTACAGGAACTGTATTACCTGTGCAACAGTATATCGACAAGCAACCGACGATTAAGACGCGCCGCGGCTGTCGCCAGCCGCCCCCGCCACGATCTGATTCGTCAGGGTCGCGGGCGAGCGGTGCGGGCCCTTGCGCGTCGCCTGCTCGAGCAGTTCGTGGGCGGCCTCGATGTCCTTCGAGTTGACGCGGATGTACCCGGCGGTCGTCGTGAGCGACGCATGGCCGGCGATCTTCTGGATGGCGCCAATTGGAGCCCCGAGCCGGTGCAGGCGGCTGATGGCCGTCCCGCGCAAATCATGCAGGCGGACCGACTTGTCCCCGGCCGCTGGCTGAAGCTTCGCCTCGTCGGCCGCCCGCCGCCAGCGTGACGTGATCGTCGCCTGGTGCCACGGGCGCTTCGTCTCCGGGTTGCAGAAGACCCACGGCGAGCCGGGCACCCTCGGCACGGCCTGGAGCGCCTCAATGGCCCTGGACGTGAGCCGGCCGGCGCGAGCTCGCTTAGTCTTCGTGCGCGCCGCTGGGATGGTCACGGTCCCTGACGCCATGTCGAGGTCGGTCCATTCGAGCAACCGGATTTCGTCCCGCCGCATGGCCGTGTCGACCGCCACGATGATGAACGCCTGCATAGTCGGGTCGAACCGCTCTAGCACGGCCGCCTCACCGTCGGCGCTCACCTCCGTTTCGCGCTTCGGCGCGCCGCGCTCGCGCTTGACGTCCTTCCAGGGGTTCGACGCCATCCGGCCCGTGCGCACCGCCCAGCCAAAGAACGTCGACATGCGCTTCAGGTGCAGGTTCCGGCTCGTCGAGCAGAACCGCGCGCGAATGGCCGGATCATCCCGGTAGTCCTCCCAGTGCTGGACTGTGATGGACGACGCTGCGAGCTCTCCGATGCGCGCCAGAATCGGCTTCGTCATCGAAATCATCGACCGCACCCAGTGCTCAGCTTCCTTCGCGGGCAGCGTCGCCAGGTACCTCGTCCAGAGCTCGCCGACGGTCACGCGCTCGAGCGCCGCGCCCTCTTCGTCCGTGTCCAGCAGGGCACGTAGGGTCGCGATCGTCTGCACGATCTGGCGGCGGGCGTCTGGCGTCACGATCTCGTGTCAGTGCACGTGGTGCATTGTGGTACCAAGTGTTTGGAAAACCGCGTTATCATTCAGACAAGCGGAATCGCCCCGCGTCAGCACAGAGCGTGCCTACGGGTTTCCTTGATTTCGCGGCGCAGCCGGCCGATTTCCGGCACGCCCCGGTTTCAAAATCCGAAACACCGACTATCGCGTCCGGCCCGCGGCCGGCCTGGACGATGGCGTCCGGCTGCCGGTCAGCGGCGACGTGAGCGAGGCGGCGCCCATCGGCGGGCGCGCTCGAGGCAGCGGATCACCATGTTGCCGAGGAGCGCTTGGTCGCGGCTGATGTCATGGAGCTCGCGTTCGACGTCCGAAAATCGCCGGTCATGGTCGTCGACTCGGCCCTCAAGGCGTTTGATTCGGCCGAGGATTGGGTTCCCCGATGGCGACACGGATGGCAACTTGGATCGCCTTGGCATCGAGTCAGCCGGTGGAATGGCGCCCGGGCGGGCGTGTCAGTACGCCGCCCGGGCGCGTCGGTCAGAACCTCAGATCGTCCTCACTTGGAGGCGGGACATCGTCGGGAGGAGGCAGTGTGTCGTTACCGCTCCATTCGTCGCTTGGCGGCGGAGCGCTCGGAGCCTGTCGCTCGGCCTTCTTGCCGGCCACCGCAGGGATCCCCTTCAGCGTCGACTTGAGTTGGGCCGAGTATTTCCGCAGGGACGTGGAATCAAGCGGCTTCTCGAAGGTGAAACCTCGAGTCGCGGGATTGATCCACTTTACCTTCGCCCGCGTCTTGTTCTCGTACGTCTCGTGCTCGACCACGATCTGGCACTCGATGTCCGGGTGCTGGTCGGCGAACTTGTCGATGTCGTCACCGGTGAAGCCGCACGCGCGCAGGGACTCCAGCGACCGCTCGGCCACGGTCTTACCGGATTTGCCGGCGGTGTCGGCAAAGTACAGAAAGGCCATGATCTTCTGTCCTGCGCATGGCCCGTTCAGAATTTCGAAGGAGACGGCGGCGACGAAGGGGCTGTTTTTCGTGCCGGGGCCCCACTGGATATGGACCGGTCCTTTCTCGGTCTCGACGGGGGAAACGACTGCTGCGTAAGTACCTTCTGGTAGCATGATGATCCTCTCTTTCGATCGTGGTTGGTCTACTGCTGTGACTCGTTGGCCACCGTCGGCCGGTCCTTTAGCTTGGCGAGGATGCGCGAGAGCGCGGCCGGGTCGTCCTTGGCGCCGGCAACCGCTGAGGCGACCTTTGCCGGCAGGGCTTGGTCACCAATGCGCTTGACCTCATCTTCGATCGCAGCCTTCAGTGCCGGGACCTCGTTTTCGTAGCCAGCTTCGACGGCGGCAGCGAGGGGGGCCCACGGGTTCTCGATGTCGATCTCGACCTCCTCCGGGAGCGCCAGCCGCGACTTCGCGTCGAATGCCGCCGAGTGCGAGAGCATGAGCAGGCGACGTCCTGTGCTGAATCCCTTCGGGCGCCCGTTCTTATTGCCGAGCTCCTTTGCCGCGTCGTCCTCGTGGCGAACGAACCCGGTCAAGTCGCACCAGCCCTTCAGGAAGCCGGCGGCCTTGTCGTGTAGTGCAGGTTGATAGCGGTCGTAGTCCGGACCGGTCGGGTTCTTGTACGCCTTCACAATCGAGTGCGCGATGAGGACGACGGACATTCCGCGGTTCGCTCGGAGGCGATCCAGCCGCGCGCACAGCGCCCGCCATTCGTCGACGGCCATCACGTACCCCTTGCCGTACCCGAACGACTCGATCGACGTGAGCGATCCGTCCTTGCCGCGCGCCGATGGCTCGGACTCGCGCTCGATGATGTGCTGCCACAGCATGGCCTCGATGCGGTCGACGGTGTCCAGCACCAGCGTTTTGAACGGGTGCGGATTGACAGTCAGATCCTGGATGGCAAAAAGAATCTCGCTGTACCGCTGCGGCACATGCCCGCCTGGTTCGTCACGGAACTGGTAACGGGCAACATTCAAGCGACCTGACCCGTCGTCAGCGTCGAGCCAGATGGGCTCCGGGGCCGCCGAGGCAAGGGTGCTCTTTCCGGTCCCCTCGGCTCCATAGAACATGTAGCGCAAGGGCGCGCGAAGGCGCTCTCGCTTCACGGCGCCGAGGCGGCTCAGTGGCGCCTGTGGCTTGGGCGGTGCTGTGGTTGCGGCTGTAGCTGCTGCGGGCATGGTTCCACTCCTCTTTCGTGGTTTCTGGTCGGTCACGCTGACTTCAGCGTGAGCTCTTTGTAAATTCGATTGGTCTTGATGCTGTGAATCGTTTCCTTCCTGACTCCGAACTCACGTGCGAGATCGCATTGCCTGTGACCATCGCCAAGCCGCCGTCTGATTTCAGCGACCTTCTCGTCAGAAAGCTTGCACGGCACCGCGCGATTCAAGACTTGTTGCCGACGGCTCGCCCAGCGGCAATTCTCGGGCTCGTAGTTACGACTGTTGTCAATTCTGTCGATGGTCATTCCGACTGGCCGAGGGCCCATGTCGGCCAGGAATGCCTGGAATTTCTCCCATCTCTCGCAAACGGTAATTCCGCGAGCACCGTACGACTTCCAGTCTGAGCCTTGGCGAGCGCGGACCCTCTGCCACATAGCTCGCCACGATTGGTACTCTGGTGACGTTGCGCCTGTTCCTCTGTGCCCGTGTCTGTCAGCCACCGTTAACTCCCGCCTGGATGCTCAATTCCTCGTGGACGTTCTCCGTCCGCCGAAATTTGGTCTCGTCGTCGAGAGATGCGACACCACTGCACGCGTCGAAGAACGCGCAGGTTCGCCCGTACATGTGGCAGGCGCCCGGATTCCTCGGCGCATGGTCGATGCTTGCCAGTTCCCGGATTTGGAGCGCGGTCGCCTCAACGTCCCTGGCAGACTCTTCGAGTTCGCTCTCGAGGCGGACCACCTCACCGCGGGCGAAGTAACCGTCTGGCGCTTTCGAGATCAGCCCGGCCAGCCGATCGCGGAATTCCTCGACGGTTTCGTCCGACTCGCGCTGCTTGGCATAGAGGCGCCCGTCCTTGGTGTATTTGCGCTGGTCCTCGGGCGTTGCCTTCAGTGGCCTTTGACTCGGCCGCACGATCACGTCGTAGAAACAACCTTCGGGCTCGTACCCGAGCGCGCGGCACCCGCCGAAGTAGATCGACACCTGCGGGTCCATCCGAAGCCGGTTCCAGTATGTCGACCCGGCCGACAGGTCGGCTCCGGTGGTCTTGTGTTCGACGAACCAAATCGAGCCGTCGATGCGCTTCCGCACGAGCTTGTCGAACTTGCCGGCGACGCGCAGCCGCTTCCGGCCTGGCACCATGGCCACGAATTCAACCTCGACGCCGATGACTTCCAATTCGTGCATCGTCGGCGCCCACCGCGCGTCGTAGGCGACCATCATCACGCTGGCCTTCGCGAATGCGGCATCGTCGACAGCCGGGGCCTTCGACCGGTAGTCGGCCATCGCCGACAGCGCCGACGACAGAGCCAGCCCTGAAAACGGCACCGTGTCTGCCGTCTCCGGCATGGCGGCGTCCTTGTATGTCGACCACCACGCGTCTAGCCCCGCGTGGAACAGGCTTCCGAAATCAGCATCCTCACGCTCGGTGAGCGCGCGATAGCCGAGGTTGTAAGTGTTCTGGTGATATCGCTGGCACAGGTTGAACGCGGCCAGCCTGGACTTCGTGATGACCTCGACCACCGCTACACCGCCCCCCTGCTGATGAACCTGCCAGCACGGTCCAGCGCCTCGGCGACGGTCCGCACGCCGCCGTCGATGGCTCTGATCTCGCCGTCGCGCCAAAGCTCAACCGTCCAGCAGCCGGATTCCTTGACGATGTGGATCGCGAGGGTCCCGCGGGCGGCCATCTCAAGCATCTCGCGCGCCGCCAGCAACTTGGATCGCGCCATGTTCGTGTCCGTCATGGCCGCTCTCCTGCCCGCACGGCTTCGTTCGCCTGGTCCATCACCCCACCGCGCCCGTAGACCTCAGACGGGTGGGCGTGCCAGTCCTCGCCGAGCTTGAGCTGGCGCCAGTGGTACAGCTCATGAGCGATTGACGTCCACGACAGAGCGCGGCCAGGCTGCCAGGCCACCGCGATGCCCTCCTCGGGGTTCGTATCGCCGTCGAGGCAGCCGCGCGACGTCCTGAACCCGATCCAGTCGTCGAGAAACATCGGGCAGGCTGGATCCAACTCGTCTCCGGTCACCCAACGCACGGTTGGCGGCGGCGTCTCGCCCATGCCGTACGAATCGACCCAGATGGACCGCGTCGCCTCGGCCTGGCCCGGGAGTTCGTAGACCTCGCCCGGCAGGCTCTCGTAGCATCCGGCGAGCGCACAGGCATGCAGCGCCAGCACAGACAGCCACTTCACGACCACACCGCCCTTCGGCACAGTGCCTCTACCGCCAGACACTCAACCTCCTCGGCGGTGAGCAGAAGAAGCGCGGTACGGTCGTCGACGCGAAGCCACGAGCCGATGAGGCGGACGTAGGAGCGCATTACCTGCTCCCCCTGAACGACTTTTCGATGGTGTCGAGCAGCGCGAGGCCGAGCGCGAGCACCACGATGGTGCCTACGATCATGTGCTTGTCCCACCAGTCGAACAGCGTCATCGGCACACCGCCGCGTCGTCGATCATCGCCCGCAGCGCGATGCCCGTGCAGAACTCGCATACCGACCGATCGTCCGGCAGCACGATCGAGGCGGTCACGCCCTGGCGGCACACGGCGCACGTCGCGGGCCGGGTCGACTTGATCAGCGTGACGTCCGGCGGGTCCTGACTGGAGCGGAAGGCAGATGCGGGAAGGTCGGCGAAGGCGGTCACCGCGCACCTCCGAATCGAGCCACCACCGTCACCTCGTCGGGGTCGACCTGTCTCGGCCGAACTTCGCCGTACGAACTCGCCACGCATGCAGCGATGCACGCCGACAGGCTCTCCGATGGCGAGGCAACCAGCGGCGCAAGGCGCGGCATGGCCGGGCGCTTCGGACCTGTGTCGTTCGCCGGTCTAGCGCGCTTCCCGGTCCCCTTGCACGCGGGGCACGAGTCGATCCCCTTCACGCCGTTCACCTCGACGGCAACCGCCCCAGTGCCGTCGCACGTGGAACACGTCTCCTCGGTCTCCATGGTCATCTCCTTCCACCGAATCGCCTTCACACGTCGGGATCCGAACCAAACGCTCGTCCGCTGCCAGGTCGTCACGCGCGCACCTCGGCGGTGACCTCGGCCTTCGCCTTCCTGTCCAGCTCGCGAATCAGCAGCCGCAGCACCCGGCCACGCTCAGGCCGCTCCGCGCCGCTCGCCTCGAGCCGCGCACGTACCCATTCGAGCGCGCGGAACTCGGTACATGGCATCGCGAAGTGGCGGGTGTCACCAAACTGCATCCACCAGCCACGACCGCCGCCTGGGCTGCGCTCGACGACCACGGATACCGTGCGGGTCACGCCCCACCCTCTTCCGCGGCTTTGCATGACGCACACAGGACGACCTCGTTGAACATCCCGCCGAGGACCTCGCCATCAGCGCCGCAGCTTTCGCAGCTGTCGCCGAGGGCCAGGCGGCAGGGGGCGCAGCGGTCGCCGGGGCAGCAGGTGGCGGAACCGCAGACCGACTCGACCGCTTCGTGGTTCATCGTTGCCATGTGTCTATTCATAGCGACCAATTAGACACACGTCAAACGCAAAGCGACTAGGTTAGACACGAAAAAATGCATCGCGTCTAGTCCGTGTCCTTGATGCCGTTCTTCCAGGCGTCCCGGGGAATGCCCCACGGATCTGCCTCGAAGAACTTCACCGCGTCTGCCGGGATGGCCCGGGCCGATTCGCTGCCTTTCGGCGCGTACCATGAACGGACAGTGGTCCGGGGGACGTTGCGCTTCAGGGCCTTTGTCACCTCGGCGGCCACATCGGGGATGGACTTCCCGAGAGCCTTTGCCCTGATGGGCAGCGGGTGGCGGCTCGTGAACTTCGGCCCCGACACTTTCGGTGTGTCCGTGCTTGACATCGTGTCTATTCTCATGTCATTGATAGACACGGTTGTCAATGGCCCCATCGCCCGAATCGCCTCGATCGTGTCGGCCGCGCCTCGAAGCTGCTTGGCTCGAGTCGTCAGTGCGGCGGCTTCTCGCTCGAACCTGTCGGCCAGGGCGCGGAGCTGGTTCGGCGTCATCGTCTCGGGCTGCTTCGGGTCGCTCACGGGCCAAACGTATCAGAGGGAGAGGTCGAGCATGAACGAGAATTCGATGTGGACGCTCTGCACGCTGCTGGTCGTCTCGATGTTCGTCGGGCTGGCCGTCGTCGGCAAGGGGTGCTGCGAGGCATCCGAGAAGACCATGCAGACGTGCCTGACGTCGGGTCGTCCGATCGCCGAGTGCGCGCTCATCGGCAGGGGGCGTCAGTGACCTTCGCCCGCATTCGCCCGCTGGAGCTCGCCGTCATCGTGTGCGGCGCGTGGGGACTGCTGGCCGGGCCGGTGAGCCTGGTCGTCTGGCTGATGGGAGGGAAGTGATGGACGCGCAGCGAGCCAAGTATCGAATTGTCACCGCCACTGACCCGGCGCTCTGGTGCGTCCGCCGCGTCTTCGGCGCCGCCGGTGGACCGGATGAGATTGCCCTGACGGCAGAGGGCATGGAGCGGGCGTTCTCGGTTGGCGCGCAAGTCCGCCGTGGCGCGCCCGCTCTGGCGCTTGAGGCACTCGCGACCGTCGGCGGGGAGGCCTCGTTGTCGGTCAGGAATGGCGCAAGGCTCAGTCCCACCGACCTTGGCCGCCGATTCGATCAGGCAGCGTGGGGCGTTCTCCGCTCCCTCGGCTATGTCGAAGGGCTGGACACCGTGCACCTCACCGCCGCAGGTAAACGGGCCGTCGAGGACGGCGCTGTCGAGCGGCGCCGGCTCCTTGCGCGCTGTCGCCGCGCCGCCGGGACGGAGTTGACGCCATGAAGTCCTGCGAGACGCACGGCGACGTCCACGGCGACATCTCGAACCGCGAGTGCATCAACTGCGGTCGCGTATGCTGCTCCGTCGGGCGTCCGTCGTGGCAGTGTGAGTTGTGCTGGAAGGCTGTCCAGCGAGCGCTGGCCGGACGCAAGAAGACCGAGGCCAAGCACAGGGAAGAGATGAAGCCATGAGCGCGCCGAGCAAGGAGGAGATGGAATGGGACCTGGTCGCCGAGGCCGTCTCAGAAGCCAGGAGAGCCGTCGCCGACGGAGAGCCAATGTATCTTCAGCGCGCCATCGTCGCGGTGGCAAACGCATATGTTCGGCGCGGAGACGAAAACGAACGGCTGCGAGCGGAGCGCGCCGAGTGCTTGGAGTTGCTGGAGGAAGTCGACGACGTCCTCGGCGAATCCGCCGACATAATATCAGATTGGCGAGCAGGCGAAGAGCCGCGAATCATGTCGCGGGAGTGGATCGGTAAGTACGACAAGCTCTGCGCAAACCTCCTAAGGTTTCTAGGCCAGCAGCCATGAGCGCCGACAAGCCCGAGCCTTGCTGGTACTGCGAGCGCCAGTCCGTCGAGCGGCGCAAAGAGAAGCTGACCGACAAGCCAGGAACGGAGCGCGATGTGTGCGAGCAATGCGCTGAAGACCTGCGCAAGGGCGACGAGATGTACCGAAGAGAGCGGATGCGAGACGGGAGGGACGAATGACCGCCGACAAGCCCGATGGTGGAGCTAATTGCCGCGTCTGCGGGCACTACGAAACGTCGCTGAAGCTAGCGACCGACCTATACGCGCATTGCCCCGCGTGCGGGAGAGGGGCGCATTGGATGCCAGTCGACGCCGACAAGCTCGAGGCGGGGCGGACGTGCGCCGTGTGGTGCGGGACTGGCGCCGGGCCTGACTTCCGCAGCTGGGGCGAAGAGACGTGGTGCACGCGGGAATGCGCCAAGGAGTGCAATCCGCTGAACCCGGCCCCGCGCCCCGTCGAGCCGCCCGTGAGATTCCCACCGGTCGGGTCAACGCACTGGAGCGTTGGTATCGAGCCGAAGCAGTCCCGCCCTGTCGAGCGCTGCTCGTGCGCGGAGAGCGTCGCGCTGCGGAAGGCGCTGGAGACGATTCGCATAAGGCTGGACGCATGGCCGGTTGCTCCTGCGAAGGAAATCTACGACATCGCCCGGCGCGCCTTGGCGCTCGGAGAGGAGACGACCAAATGAGACGACAGTGGACACTCAAAGACGCTGGTTTGTGCTTGCTGTGCTTTCTGCCATGGAAGTGCCTCGACGGACACTTCTTCCGGCACTGGCGGAAGCGACATGGGAAAGGCGCACGCAATGGGTGACGGCGCTGTCTGTACGAAGTGCACGGATACGCGTCTGACGTGCCGTTCGTGCTTCGACTTTCACATGAAGGCCCTGGCCGACCGAATCGCGAAGCTGGAGGCGGCGGTTGACGGTCTATTGGAGGTTTCTGACGCGATGAAACAGGCGTTCGACAATCTTCGGAAGATGGATGCGTGGCGCGAGTCATTCAGGCTACCTCTGTGTCCATTCGGCAGTAGATGCCGAGGTGATGCATGCTCACATGGGCGGGCAGACGCTCCGCAGCCCGCTAAGCCGCCCGCCGCTGCCACGGACGCCTTGGAGTCGGTAGAGCGAAACGCCGCTGCCGGACCCGCCGAGCAACCTGCAAACGCGGCTGATGAGTTAGCCGCCGCATGCAAGCGCGAGACAGTGCTGATGGCGCGAGCCATGTCAACCGTCGCGCTTGGAGCGCGGATAGAGCCAATCGAGCCGCCCGCGCCGGCCCCTCGGGTGGAGATGCGCGTTGCCGCAGAGCACGCCGATGAATACCTGGCCCAGCGGTTGCGCGAAGCCACGCCGTTTGGCGCTGAGGCGATCGAACGTGTGCTTGAGACGCCGCCCGCGCCGGCCCAGGGCGCACCCGCCGAGCCGCTGAAGCCGTGGCCAACGAATCGGCTTGCGTGGTGCTGCTGGTGCGACCGCCGCGACATTCCATCGGCAACAGCCAAGGACCACTGGCAGCAGTGCGAGGAGCATCCGGCTAACGAACGAATCGCCGCCCTCGAAGCGCGACTCGCCGCCGCCGAAACTGAGAAGGCAATGCTATCCGCCCACTGCGTCCGTGCCGAGCGCATCGCGCAGGAGAGAAAGGACAAGCTCGCCGCCGCCGAACAGTCGCGGGCGGTACTGGAGAAAGTTGTCGAGCACCATCGTGGACTGGCGGACAAAGTCATAGCCGCCGAACGGGAGCGCGACGAGACCGCCTGTGAACTGCAAACGTATCTCGTGCGCGAGGACAAGTTGATGCGGGAGCGCGACGAGGCTCGCCGAGACGCCGTTGGCAGAACCGCCCGCGAATCGTGGCAGCGAGCCGAGAAGGACCTCGTCGACGCCAGACGTGAAATCGGCGTGCTACAGGGCGCGCTGAACACCGCCCATGTCGCGAAGGATGCAGCGGTCGCTGCCGAGCGCGAACGGTGGCAGAAGTTCCACGACGAAGAGAAAGAACGGTGGCGCGCGGGCCTTCAACGTGCGAACGAGGCGGCAGAGAACCGCGTCGCGAACGTAATCTCCGACTGCCTGCGCATCGTCGAGGCGTACGAACCGCGCCGTGACGTGCCGGCCGACTGGAGTTACCAGGGCGCGTTGAGCCGAGTCGCCGAGGCCATCCGCGACGGGCGACCGGCTCCGAAATGAGCCGCTACGTGCGGGCGAGCTCGACTACGTCCGCCTCTGTCTCGACAACTCGGTAGCTATCGCCCCAACGCAGCGCCATGTCCGCCTGCTGGCCTTGCAGGGCGCGGCGGGACTTGGCGCGATTCGGGTTCTTTACCTCGATGAGGTAGACCGTCCCACGGTGCGTCCTTCCGACAAGGTCAGGAAAGCCGCGTCCGACGTCGCTCGTGTCCTCGACAGCTGCGAATAGGGCGCGCGCAAGGTTCCGTAGTGGGACGTGGTTCGCATCTACGTGCCTCGCCCTCCGCATCCTACCAGCTTGCCCCGACTCCGACGCCGCCAGCCATACCTGTGGTCCCCCAGATCCCCACGAAAACCGGCCCCAGTACGCGCCGCTGGACGATGATGCCGCCAACGAATGGCGCCGGGGCAAGTAGGTTGCGCCCGCCTAGTTGAGCACCTGCCAAGACCGATGCCGACCAGTTCGGCCGCGACTCGACTGTGTGAGTCTCGACGGTGGCCTGGTGCGCCTCGCTCTGCCGCTCCTGCGTGCCCTGCGTGTGATCCTGGCGCTTCGTCTCGGCCTGTGAGTCGCGCTCGAGGTACTGCGTAACCGTCGTGACCTTGTCAGGACCGGTGCGCCACTGAGTGACGACGTGCTGCTTGACCTGTACGTCGTGCTGCACCTGCACGTCATGCACGATTTTCTCGACGACGCGGTCCTTGTAGACCACGTCGGTCTTTACGACGTCCCTTGTCCGTTCGGGGCCGTGATGCCGCCCCCACAGCAGCCCGAGCAGCGCCGCGACGGGGACGAGCCCTAACCAACGCGGGCTCATCGGCAGTACCTCTTTCCCACGGCCGCCCCGTCAGCGTCGGACGGCCACGGCAGCACGGCAAGGTTGTGCCCCGCCGCTGGGTCGTACAGCGTCGGCGCCTCCTGCATGATGGTGCTGCGGTCGTGAGCCAGCCCCAGGACGTGGCCGAATTCGTGGGCCGCGATGACGTAGACACTGCGAATGTCCGACATGACTTGGAATTTCACCTCGGCAGAGTCCGCCGAGCATCGCCACTTGCCGGCCATGGCGCCGAGGTACGTCTCAAGCTGAGCTGGCTTCCCGCATGCCGTCCCGTCGTAGGTCGACACCGTCACCCGTGCATCTGCCGCCTCCCGCAGGACGTCGCAACCCGCTGCATGATTCCAGGCGTCGACCGCATAGTGCAGCGAGCCGTCGTAAACCGGGTCGATGCCGTCCCACCGCACGGTAATGGGCACCGAGGACCACGGCGGGTCGGGAAGCCAGTTGACTTGCTGGCGGCATCCGGCAAGAAGCAGGACGGCGAGAATTAGTCGGATCATTCTTCGTCCTGTAGTTTGCGGCGGTCCGACGCCCGGCGCTTGCCGGACGAGTTCTTGCCTCGCTCGTCTTTCCAGTATTTGCAGTAGCACCCCATGCGTTGGTGCTTCGGTCGCTTCCGCTTGTGATTAGCCATTCGAGGCCTCCAAGAACTTCGCCCGCGTCCATTCGTTCCTCTCGGCGCGGCTTGTCTTGCGGTGGCACAACTCGGCCGCCGCTGCCCACTGGCGATTCCTGCACGCGTCGAGCAGGTGGTGGAACGTCGACAGGCCTGACACGCCGCAGTTGAAGGCGATGTCGACCAGCGCCGATTGTGCAGGCGCCGGGTAGCTGTCGAAGTCTGGCAGCAGGCGGTGGATGCCGGGCAGGAACTCAAGGTCAAGCCTGGCGCGCAAGAGCTCGTCGATCGACTCCTGCGACAGCGAGACGTGAGGCGGACGCGGTGCCCGGTACTGCGACGCGGCCATGCCCTTCGCCAGCGCGATGACCCGCAGGAAGTCGTCGCCGATCTCTTTGGCTGTCGCTCGTCGGTCGCCATCGGTCAGGAACGGCAGCGATGCTGCGTGTAGACCATCGTGCACCAGGTTGCCGACGCCGACGGTGACGTACCCGAGCGTATCGCGGTACATGTGCGGCACGCTCCCCTCAAAGCGGATCAGGTCGGGCACGAAGCGGGATGAGTCAGTCATTCGTCGTCCTTTCGCGGCGGGAAACGGCGCCGCTCGCCGTGCGGTGGCGGCAGTTTCGCCGCGCGCCGCTCTGGACCGAAATACAGCTCCCATTCCCCGAGACGAAGCACCATGTGGACCGCACATACCGACCAGCCACCGCCGGCCGAAGCGATGCACGTGTGATAGCGGAGTGCCTCGTGCGTCGAGCCAGGGGCAGGTGCGACGATTTGCACCGGCATAAGCTTCCAGCACTTCCAGCACGCGCCCGGCTCCTCGAGCTTCGTCGGCGTCTGCTCCTCGCTGAACGGCAGCTCGTGCGCGTCGTCGTACTCGAGCACGTATTCGGGCTCGGTATCACCCATGCAGCCACCGCATGAAGTCGCGCCGCAGAGCCCGCCATCCCCGCACCGCAACGTTCGCCCGCTCTGGCCTACCGCCCGCCTCGGCCAGGATGAAGTCGCACACCGGGCCGCGCATGTCGTCGGCTAGGTTGAGGATTTCGTCTCGGATTGCATGCAATGCAGCTGATCGACGAGGGCCTGAAACCGTATCCGCCTCTCTCGCAGCCTCTCGGATAAGAGTCGCACAGCGTGACGCTTCGAGGGCGCAGTTGTCGAGATTTCTTCGGAGGGAACTGCTGCGGCCACGCCAAACTCTGTCCCACAGGCTTGGAGTCCGATCGATGGGGTAGTTCTCATGATCCACGGGCCTGCCTTTCGACGTGATAGTTCATCGCCTGCGTTTCTCGGTCGACAGCTTCGCCATCGCCGCCTTGAGATCGGACATGTCAGCCGTCATCTTCGCGAACTGCTCGTTGCGCTGGCGGTCTGATGCCTGGATGCTGGAAACGATGGGCGCGTTCTCACGGCGGACGATGGCTGTCACCTGCTCGTCGATTTTGGCGACGGTCCACCTGCCCATGCCGATCGCGTACCCGCCGATGGACGCGAGCGCCCCTACGGTGGTGGCGAGCAGCTTGACCCGTGTCGAGAGGGGCCGTCCGAAGCCGCGCCTCAGGTCCGGGATGTCACCGGCACCGTCGACGACGTGATAGACCCGCCTTGCCACGTCATTTCTCCTTCGTGTCCATCGTGAGCGGCTTGGAAATTCCCTGGGTCACCATGCCTGCGAACCCGAGGAACACCGCGACGATTTGGATCGTCATCTGGTAGTGAGCCGCGGCAATGCCGATGCCCTGCAACGTTAGACCAGCCGACGATAGCCCGGCACCGATCACGCCTAAGATTCGCTTGCGCTCGTTCATTGGTTCATCCCAGGTTTTGCTGGATGTCCAGCGTGTCATAGTCCTTTGACGGAAAGTGGTACGGCGTACCGCCGCCGCTGACCGCTTTCCATTCGACGTCGTAACTTGCAACCGTGTCGACGTCGCCCGCGATCGGCGTGTACGACACGCGGCCGTTCACGGCGTCGGTGATCGTAACTGCGGCGTTCGACACCTTCGCAATTCCTGTCGCCACATTGGTGATGGTGATTGTCACGGTGTAGCCGGTGAGATTGACTGCGGCTCCGTTCGATTTCAGCGTTGCCGTGATGGGGTAGGTGTCGGTTCTCTTGCGGCTTTTCATGTGTCTGCCTCGACGCTCAAAGTGACATCGTCTGTCGTTGCTGAGAGTGAGACCGCGTCTGGTTCCACGGTCAATGATACTTCGTCGAACACTGCCCAGAGGGGCGGTTTTAACTTCAATTCAGCCGGCGGCGGCGGGAGCAACGGAGCGAGGCCGATTGCCTCACGGACGACATTCACCAATGACCTAATGAGTCGATGCACCGGCTGATTGTCGACCGGGGCCGAACGTGTAGCGGGAGGGAGCGATTGGGATGTCTGCTGGGCCAGGATTGCCGCTCCGTGCCGCGGAAGTGCGCGCGGTACCTCGGGGGCGGGAGGGGCAGGTGCGGCGGCGGAAACTGGAGGCAGTGGATCTAGCGTTGCAATGAAGCGCGCCGGACGCGTCACACGCACCGGGGCGTCAAGCTGCGGATGCACGGCCGGGAAGTAGCGCGCGTACAGGTATGAGTAGACGGCGGTCTCGTCACCGACCGACAGTGCCGAGTCGTAAACCAGCACCTCGCAAATGTCGCCGGTGAACGCCGCCAGTGCGGCGCCGCCCCCGCCGACACTGAACCCCGCTGTGCCGTTGTCCGTCGAACTCCCAGATGGCTGAGTTACTGCGAAGGATTGGCCTGTCTCCGAGTATTGCAAAACGGCCCCCGGGCCAGTGCTTTTCCACTCCGATATGGTCGGGAGTCCAGTGAGCGAGTGAGACGCGATCGTCGCGTTGTTCGGGACGTTGACGCCGTCGGTGTAAATTAGACCGGGCCAGGCAAGATAATCAGCCTTCAGGGTCGACGTCCGCAGCGTCAGCACCGATCCCTGGCTGCCGGACAGCCGGTGCACGGCGAATATCGTCCGTGGGCTAGCTCCTGCGAGCACGCTCGATGTTCCGTTAGTCATGCCCCCTGAGCCGGCGAACGTGAGCCCTGGCTTTCCGTTGATGCTCGACAGGTTGTAAAGGATCGTCCCGGTTATATCGTTCCCGTTGCCACTCTGATCCGCCCAGGCGACGACGTTTGGGCCGGATAGCGAAATTCCCAGGTCTCCGCGCAACCACAGTCGCAACCCAACGACCGGCACTGGGCCTGGGAACGGCGCCATCTGCATCGCGGCGGCAGCTGGCGGACGCCGGATCGCTGGGAGCGTGCGCAGCGACTCAGGAGGCGGCGGTGATGGCGCGACCACGACCGCCGGTGGGACGATGTCCGTGAGCGGCGCCCGCACGCGCCTGGCCGCCACCACCGCGCGTTCAGGCGGTGCGAATCCGGTACCGGTGAAGACGCCTGATGCGGTCGCGATCGCGAATTCCGTGAGGCGCTGTTTCGCCACCGGAATCTGTCGCGTCGGATATGGACTCGAAGGCGGCGGCGGTGACGTGCCAGCAGGCGCCTCGTCGAACGCCGACGCGATGGTAAGCCAGTTGTCATTGCCGACGCCAGGGTTCGTATACGTGGCCGCCTGCGTGCCGGCGTTTACTGCCTTGTACTCGATGCGGCACCCGGCGACGTCTGTGCTCCAGTCGACGCGAGTGCTCGTGAACCCCGTGCCAGTACTGGGGTTCCGGTTGTTTCCGTAGTTCATACACGCGCCGACCAGCAACGCCGGAGAATTGGCCGTGGTCAGATTACCTGACGTGACGGCGTCTGCGGTCGTCCCGATTCCAGTCTGAAACTGTCCGGCCGGGGTTCCATCGAGAGAGCTCGACGTCTTGGCGCCGGTGATCTCCAGGAGCTTGATACCGCGCTGGGAGACAGTCGTGTTGTAGGTCGCGGTCACTGTGACCGTACCTGACGCCATGTTCTCGCGGTAGCCCATGGAGAGCACGAGCGGGTTGTTGGCGACGTTCTTAAGTGTCGTCCATCCCGTCGACCCGTTCACCGAGTCAGAAAACGTCACCGTCGCAGCCGCCGCGTTCACGCCACAGGCAACGGCGACGAGAATGGAACCCGCCGCCACGGTTATGGACGAGGACGTGAACGTCGTCCCCGACCCGGACATCCCGCCGGTCGCTGGATCGCAAGTCTCCTGCGCGACGGCGATCGCCACTGATTAGCCCCTGCTGGGGGCCAAGGAGAGCGAGACCTCGGCGCCCTGTAGCCACTCCTCGCCGTCCGGGCTGGTCACCTTCGAGATGAGCGTATTGGCCGAGATGACCTTGTGCTGGACGATGGTGCCGTTCGAGGCCTCGCGCACGTCGATCTTCTCAGGCACGAACTCGACGGCGCCTCCAGGGACGGAGAAGAACATGTCGCCGTCGCCCTTCACGGGTTGCAGCTTCACGAACGGCATGTTGACCAGCCGGCCGTCACTCTCGATCCGTCGCTCGAACAGCAGGGAGACCTTCCAAGTCGCTTTCATCGCATGCACTCCTCGACGGCGCTTCGGAGCGCCGCTCTCGCTTCAGCTCTGGCCAACTTCTTTTCGAACACATCGCAGCCCGCTCCGTTGGCCATTAGGAACGAGCAACGCTTACAGCAAGGTCGCATGCAGGCGAGGCAGAACACGCCGACGTCATCGAGCTTCTGCCCGGCCTGGATCGCGGTAACGTGCTGGCAGTGGCCGCACGTATACGTCTCCTCCTCGAGGACGACCTTGCCGCTTTCGCGACTGCGCTCGGTCCAGACGCCTTCCCTGCGACCCTGAACCGGCATTTACTCGCCGAACCCCATGTCGACGTCGACCGACGTCAGGGCACCGCCAGCGATCTGGATCTGCGCGCCGAAGCCGTTCGCCGAGGCCGCGATGCTGTTGATCTCGGCGTCGCCTTGCAGGGCGTTCCACTGCAAGCTGTTGCGGGGGTTGCCCTGACGGCGCAGGAGCGGCTGACCCGCGGTGTACGTCGGTTCCACGCTGGCGTTGCTGCCGGCCGTGGCACCGGCCACGCTCACGCCGTTGCGCGGGCGAGGGGTGACGGCGGTAGAGGTGCCCGCCGCCGTGCTCGGGCGGACGTCGATCTGAAACGACGCCTCCGAAGACGGAACGCCGATAGTGGCCGCCATGAACTCCAGCAGGCGCAGCCGCAGCGTCGCCGAGCCGGTGAGGATGAGCGGAGTCTTGGTCGCCGCCGGGGCGATGGTGCCAGATGCGTCGTAGATGGCCATGGTGAGAGTCCTTTCCGTTGTTGTTCAGAGCATCGAGACATCGAGTGTGTACGTTCCGCTTCCAGCGGTGCGCGTGGCGGTCCACCGGATCGCTTTCGTCCGCAGTGGGTCGACCTGGACGCGCACGGGAGTGAGCGCCGAGCCGGCCGGCTTCCCGGCGCCAGCGATGTACGCGACCAGCCCAGCGTCGGTCATCGGCGCCCAGCGCGCCTCTGTCGGCCGTCGGCTGTCGTAATTGTCCGACTGCTCGGCCGTGATCGTCGCGGTCGGCGTGCCGGTGGTGCTGGTGGTGAAGTTGATAGAGTGCTTCCCGCCGAACGGGATGATGGCCTGCTGGACGGTGGTGGTTCCGTCGAGCGTGCCAGCGTTGATCGGGGTGTAGTCGACTTCCCGGGCTCGGCTTCCGGCGACGGGGACTGAGAAAGATTCTGGGCCTGCCATTTTGTCAGCTCCTTGCCTGCTCGCGCACGGCGGTTTCCATTCGGTCCGAAGGGGTTGGAAGCGATCCGGGGACGCTCGGTCCGCCCCCGCCGCCAGGTGCTGGCTTCGCGGGGTTTTCGTGCGACTGGTACGCCTCGGTTGCGGGCTTCTGGAAGAGGACACCGAGGACGTTCTGCGCCCACGTCTTCCATGGCGGCTTGGTCTCGATCATGTCCTGGTACGAAGCGTCCACGAGCGCGGCCCAGACCGTCGGGTAGACGGCCCTCAGCGCCGTAACCTCGTCGGGGTTGAGCATCCCGGACATGAGCAGGTCCCGCGCTCGGTCGAGCGGGTCGAGCATGATGGCCACGAGGCGGTCAAGGTCGTATTGCGCGACGGACGACAGCGGTAGCGGGTCGCCCCACTCGTCGGTCTTGATCTTCGGCCCGAACTGCTTGATGTACTCGATGTGCGGCACGGGCTCTCCGCGCGCCTTCATCGTGTTCCCGGCGGCGATGAGGTGCACCAGGTCGACGTGCTTCGGATCCTTCGGCGGCTTCCGAGGGTCAGACTTGAGCCAGTTCTTGGTGCTCATTTGGTCGCCACCGCTTCCTGGTCGTCGCCGAAGATCGAGTCACGAAGATGCTGCTGGAGCGGCCTCGGGTCGTTCATTTGCGTGGCTGCGTCGATCACAGGCTGCGGGATGGCCCGTGCCGCAGCCTTCCCGGTCCCGAACAGCGTCCACTGCCCGAGTTTCGAGGCCATGGCCTTATCGGCGACCGGAGCCAGCTTCTTCGCCGCCTCGCCCGCCGCGTAGCCGTACATCGCACCGGTCGCCATGTCACCGCCCGCAAGGTGAGCAGCTCCGGCTCCGATCGCCGCTCCAGCCCCGCCAGCTCCACGCGCATGAGCGAATTTCCCAATGGCTCCCATGATCCCCTGCTTCTCCTCGCCCCCGGGACGCTCTACCTGGAACCGCTGATCTCCCGTCGCCTCTTTCATGAGGCCGAGGACGTGTACCTTCTGGTTGTTCGCTTCGAGCTGCGCCACGGTCCCGGGAGGCGAATGCAACTCGACATAGGCGTGCAGCTTGTCCTTGACGCCGTCGCCGATCGCTTGAAGCACCTTCTGCGTGTCTGTCGTCTCCCCCGCGTGCTGTGGGTTGGCTGCCATGGCAGGGCCGTGCAGGTAATCCGAGATAAACTTTCGCACCTGAGCCGGTGCCGGGTTGTTTCCCAGGCGCTTGAATTGGTCCTCGACGGCATCGATCTTCGCTAGCTGTGCCTTCGTTCCGGCCTTGAACTGATCCCGCGCGTGGTCGATCACCGACTGAATCCCGACATCTGGGACGCCGCTGCTGCCAGCCTTCGCAGATCCTTCGAGAGCTTTCGTGTAAATGGCGTCGTTCTGCGCGTTCAGTTCATTGAGACGCGGCGGAATGACTTCTTGAAGTTTCTTGGGATCCCCGAGGGCCGCCTTGATTGTCGGCTCGCTCTTGATGACCTCGGCGACCTGCGGTCCCTCCTTGACCATGAGCCGCTGCTCGTACGTTCCCGCGTTCGCGGCGGCATCACGCACAATCCGCCGGTCGATGCGCTCGCCGGCATTGTCGATGACGTTACCGATCTTCTTGCCGGCTACGCCGAGCGCGCCGCCTCCGACTGCTCCGATTCCGGAGTCAATCGCGATGTCCTTGCGTCCCTCTGCGGTCGCCGGGTCGCCCTTCGAGTACCCGGCGCCAGCGAATGCCCCGGTCGCGCCACCCTTGAGTGCAGCGGCGCCGTAGCCGGCCGACGCCGTGGCTGGTGCCAATAATCCCAGTTCTGCCCCGCCGATCAGGTTGCCTGCGACCATGTCGCCTTTGTGCGTCGCCGACAGATCAGCATTGCGCTTGTTGTACTCGGCTAGGCGCTGCGAGTAGGTGAGATCGTCGGTCAGCGGCGACAGCCCCGGGTGGCCTTCTCCGGCCGCGTTGAACTTTTCGATCTGCTCGCGCAGCGCTGGTGGTGCCTTCGAGAGGAACGTGTCAACGAGGGCCCCGCCCTTCGCGCCCCACCCCATCGTCATGCCCTGGGCGGCGCCGACGCGCCGAGCGACCACCGGGCCGTAGTCCGGGTGGTCTTCCTTCGGCGCGGGCGGTTGGTACGAGTGATCTGGCGCGGCCTCTGGCTGCTTTCCCAGCTTCTGAGCCTCGCGCAGGATGTTGTTCCACTCCTCGTCATCGCCGGGTTGGCCGAGGTTCGGCGCCACCGAGCCAGGCACGGGAGGGATGTCGGTTGCACCGGCCATCAGCGCAAGTCCTCGTCGGTGATTCCAAGCTGTTTCATCACGACCTTTGCCCCCGGCAGGTTCGGGTTCGCCTTTAGCTTTCGAATCGTCCTGGCTCGAAGGTCTTCGACTGGGTTCGCCGCGGGGGCCGCCGGCTGAGCAGGCGTCGGCGTCGGGACGGACTTCAGCCCGGCGACGCCAGGCGACCGCTTCGGCACCTTCGGCTGGAAGTCGTCGATGCTCTGCGCGCCAGGATCCTCGGGAAGCGGCGCCTGGCTGTTCACGTCCTCGGGCGAGTCCTTGGCGACGGGACCGGTCTTCCCGGCGGCGAGCTCGTCGCGAGTGACCGGGCCAGATAGCGGCTGCTTCGGGACGAACATCGTCGGGGGGGCCATGGCCGGTGACGCCGGGGCTGGGGCCTCACCGCGGTACTGCTGGAGGAGTTGCTTCGGGTTCTTGAAGCCGTGGGAGGCGAGGCCGCGGGCAGCGTCTCGGTCGAGCTTGTCGATCGCGGCGTCCAACTTGGCCACGCCCATGCCGGCCTTTGATGCGAGCGAGCCGCCGATCTGACCCTCGATGATGCCGACGTCTGGACCGGTCAGAACGCCCAGTGCATCCTTCGCCGGGCCCTTCATCATGACGAGCGCGTCGTTGTAGAGCTGGTCGCGAACCCTGAACTCGTCTTTCGTCGGGTCGATCGTCGCGCCGTATTTCTCCTCGTGGTCACGCAGGCGCTTCAGAGCGTCGCGCAAGTCGGCGTAGGCCGGCAGCGCCCCCTTCGTGGTCGTGCCGTTCCCGTGCATGAGCTCGTCGGCAAGCTTCGGCGTGCTCGCCTCGCCGATCTTGTCGCCGTTGACGTTGAAGATGTCCGTCGGGCTGAGCTGGATTTCCGAGGCTGTCGGCCCCTTCGACTTGTCGGGCTTGTTCTCGTTCTCGGTGATCGTGATGTCCTTGCCCTGCTTCACGATCTTCTGAGTCATGCCGTCGACGGCGCGGCCCTGAGCGTCCAGCATTTCCTTTTGCGCTTTCGCGATGGTCTCATTCGCGTCGATGTCTGCCTGGGTCTTCCCCTGCGCTTCGAGGTTCGCCTTGCCGATGAGCACGACGCGCTTGAAGGCCACGGCGCCGCGAGCGTCGACCTCAGCCAGCAGGAGCTTCCGCGCTTCCTGCGCATCGTTCAGGCCGGCCTCGGCCATCACGGCCTTGTCCTTCATCATCTTGATTTTCTCGCGCTGTCGGTCCAGGTCGCCGTTGATGATGGCGTCGACGGCAGACGGTCCCTGGTCGCGTCCGGTCATGACGGCGATGCGCGCCCGCATAGCATCGGCAGCGCCGCTGAGCCCCACGGCAAGCGCCTTCATCACGTTCCCGTACGTATCTCCCTCGTGGAACAGCTTCGGCGTGGGGGCGTTGTCGTAGCGGTCGCGCGCTTCCTTCAGCCGCGTCGACCACTGTGTGATTTCGTTCTGTGTCTGCTCGTACGCCTTCGCGTGCTCCTCTTGCTGGCGCGCGTACTCGTCTGCCTGCGCTTTCGCGTCGGCAGCCTTCGCCTCTGCCACTTCCTTGTCGTGCTCGGACTTGGCAAGCGCGTCGTCGATCTGCTGATTCCGCAGCGTTGACAGGTCTTCGTGCAGCTTCGTTTGCTCTGGGGCCAGCTTCGACGTGGTGACGTCGTTCTCCGGATGCGTCGTCGTCGCCGTGATTTTCTCCGGCGGCGGCGGAATCAGGAACGGAGCTTGCGGGTATGTGCTCAGGTCTGCCATTGGTCAGTCCAGGATCGGAGATCCATTGGCTCCATAGGTGATGCCGCCACCACCGGCAGCTGGGTAGTACGAGGCGACGCCACCGGACCCTGGGCCTGTGTAAACCGCGCCAGACGCGAGATCGTTCGACGGAGTCGAACCGCCACCGAGATTCGCGATGAACTTGCCGAGCGACCCGATCCCGGAAGCAAGCGCAGCTTGGTCCGCGAGTGTCTTCGCCTGCGCGAGCGCCTTGTCCTGGTAGTTGAACCCCATCTGAGCCAGGAGCAGTTGGATCTGATCGTCGCGGAGGCCCTGCGCTCTGGCGTTGTCGATGATCTGCTGCTGGAGAGCGGCGGACTGGTTGTAGGCGGAAGCCTTGTTTGCGGCATCGGCCGTGAACTGCGCGGCGTTCGCTGCCAGATTCGCGTTGCTGATGCCGACCTGGGTCCGCGCGGTAAGATCGGCAAGCGACGCAGTGTTGGCGGCGTTCGCGTTGAACTGGCTGGCGTTCGCCTGAAGAGTTGCGTTGCTGATGTTCGTCTGGGTGACCGCGGCCAGGTTCGCCTTCGACGCATCAAGGTCGGCTTGGATCTGGGCGATGCGAGCGTTCAGCGCGTTGGCTGCGTTCGACTGTCCGGCCGCGAGCGCCGTGGCCTGATTTGCCTTGGCCGCGTCCATCTGAGCGTTCAGCGTCGCGATTCGAGACGTCAGCTCGTTGGAGGCGTTCGCGGTCGACACCGTGATGGTGTTGCGGATGTTCTCGATCTGCGCCTGCATCGCAGCGGCAAGGTTCGTCTTGCCCGCGTCAAGGGCCGCCTGCATGTTGGCGGTCGCGACCTGAACTTGCTTGTTCATGTTCGCGATCGACGTCTGCAACGCCGACGACTGGTTCGACTTGGCCGCATCAAGGAGGTTGATGGCGTTCGTCTTCGCGACGTCGACATCGGCTCCGAGCTGGGCGGCGGCGCGACTGACGTCGTTCTGATAGAGACTCGAGGCGAACGTGCCGTACTGCTGGCGACCCGTGGCCTGCTCCTGCGCGCGGAGGGCGGCCATGTCCGCGGCGCTCGCGGCGTTGGCGGCCATGAGCCCCTGCTGACCGGCACGGAGCGCAGCGCCGGGAGAGCGACCCTGTAGCGCGCCGGCCGCGCCGAGCTGCTGGCGGGCGTTCGTGTCGATCGCCTTCTGAAGCAGCTGGACGGCAGCGCTCGGGGCGGTTCCGTTCGCCGCGCCCTCGGCCATCGCGAGGGCCTTGAGCATCGCGTCCCGCGACTCGGCGGTCTGCGTCGGATCCATCATGATCCGGTCGATGTGCTGAGCCGTGATGTCGCCGGGCTTGTTGATGTCAGAGACGCCAATCTGCGGCGCCGTGATCGACCCGGCCTGGATGGTCCCAGGCGCGGCGATGACGGGCGCGCTCACCGAGCCGGCGCTGATAGTCGTCGGCGTGACTCGCTCGATGGGACCAACCTGGCCGGCCGAGATGGTCGGCGGCGCGTTGATGGTCGGCGCGGTGTATCCCGAGTACGAGGCCGGCGTCGGGGCCGAGATGGTCGGGGCCGTGTAGCCGCCAGCGGTCACGGTCGGCGGGGGGCGGTCGCCGCTATTCGCCGCGGCGGAGTCGGCAAGCTGCTTCTGAAACGCCGCCAGGTCGGCCCCAGCCGTCGGGGAGCCGCCGGCACCGGTGCCAGTGCCGCCGGTCGTTCCGCCGGCACCGGACGTCGTGCCTGGCTGCGTCCCGTCGCCCTTCAGGCCTCCGAGCCCGTAGACCGACGCGGCGCCGCCGAGAATCTTCCCGAACGCGCTGTCGGTGAACAGGCTCTTGCCGGAATCGGGACCGCCGAACAGCTTGTCGTTCGCGACGCCCTGGTTCAGCCCCGGAGTTCCGACCACGTTGAGCTTCTCGGAGTCCTCCTTGATGCTCCGGATCCCGGTCTTTGCGACATTGCCCCAATCGATTTGACTGTTCGTGTCGTTGATGGCGGCAATCTGCGCGGGCGTGTACGCGGTCCCGTCGGGGCCAGTCGTCGTATACGTGCCGTCTGGCTTGGTCGTCTTGACCCACCCGTCGCCGCGGTCGACTGACGTCGTTCCATCCGGATAGGTCGTGATCTTGGCGACGCCACCGTCCGCGGCAGGCGGATAGGTGGTCGTGCGCGACCCATCTGGGTTGTACGTCGTCTGCGAACCGTCCGGGTTCGTGACGGTGGACGACCCGGTAGGAGCCGACGCCCCCGGTCGCAGCGGCTGGAGCGAAGCGGCAGCCATCAGCCTTCGCCTCCAAGGTCGCGCGCGGTCGAGCGACGCCCGCGGCGACCCGGCCGGCCAGGCTGCTGCCCAAACCGGAAGCCACCTTGCGGAGGCCGCTGCCCGCCGCCGGGCTGGGTCGGGTAGGTGAAGTCGGTCACCGGCTGGCCCGGGATGTTCGGCGTGGCCGTCGGGTTGTGACCCTGATGAGCCGGCGGGCCCGGCGGAGTGCCAGGAGGGGGAGGAACCGGTGGCGGCGCAGCGGGAACGACAGCGGACCCAGCTGCAACGCCAGGGGTGTACCCGGGCGGATGGTACGGATCCGCGGCTGGAGGCGGGACGGGAGGCACCGGCGCGCCGCGCATCTCCGGAGGAGGCGTCACTGCCGGCGTGGCGACCGCGGGAGGCGGCGGCACGATCGGCGCCTGATTGACGTACGGCGCCCCCATGCGCCCCTGCGGGTCCAGCTGGTTCCAGTAGCCAGACTGCCCCATCCAACCGGGGAGGCCGGTACCGCCACCCCATCCATCGGCGAGCGCCTGCGCGCCTGTGTAGCCGCTCTGAGCGAACCGCGCGGCGACCTCGGCAGGGTTGCTGACCGGCGTTGACATTGGCCCGGAGACGAGCTGGCCCATGGACGCCGTGAAGGCCGCTTGCAGGGCGTTCCTCTCGGCGGCCTGCCGCTGGACCGCGGCCTGGTTCGCAGGATCTGCTTCGTAGGCCTGCGCCGCCTTCGCCGCCTGGATGGACTGCTCCAGCGCCAGCCCCCCCGATCCCGGGTACATCCTCCGCCAATATTCGTCCTCGGTCAGCCCGAGCTGGGCCATCTGGAGCGCCCAGGACGGAATCGCTGCCGGTGACGGCGCCGAGGCGGGCGACGGCGCGGAAGACACGGGCGGAAGGGCCTGCCAGCCAGCGGGAACGGCCGTCGGCGCAGCGGTTGCGGCCGGCGCTACCGGAGCGCGGTACCCGGCGCGCCCGCTGACCACCTCCGGGTCGAATCGGCCGTAGCTGTCCATCCAACCCTGAAAGGCTCGAGAGTCGGTGTCGTAGTCGCCGGTCGCCGCGGGGGGCGCGGGAGCGCGATACGCTGGGGGGGGCGCGGGAACGCCAGGGGTGGCGGGGGCCGACTGCGGGGCCGCGACGGTGGTTGCAGGCGGCGGCTGGGAAGACATGGTCCTCGGCGTGACCGGAGCAGCCGACGGCGGGGGAGCGGCGGGTGGTCGCGCGTCGTTCGTCGGCGTCGTTGCTGGCCTCGGAGTCGTGTACCCGGACGTCGTCACCCGCTTCGGCGTGCCGTCGTCGTTGTAGTCGCCGAACGGAGAGAACATCATCACGTCCACCTTTCGGTTGCCGGGCGCTTCTCGGCGCCGCCACGGACGCCAACCACGGCGCCCCACTGCTCGAGCCGCCAAGTGCTGTCCGACGGGGGGAGCTCGATCTGAAGCGAGAAGGCCGCGCAGTTCTGCCGCCCGTGCCCCGGTCTCGCCTCGGCCTGAATCGGCGTCTCGGTGCTCGGGAATGGATTCGCCGCTTCGAACGCCTGCACCGGGTCGTCGCTGTTGTTCTGGAAGATGGTCAACTTGGGCGCGACGCCCGTATTCGTCCCGACCTGCGCCCCGGTAACGAACGCGCGGTAGAGGCGCATCTGCGTCCCGAACTGGCCGGCGCGGACCCACGCACTACGAATCGTCCCGCGATACGTGGTTCCGGCGTCGGTCGTCGACGTCGCGTTCTCGGTGAGCGCGCCATCGCTCTTGAAGAGCATTTGGTTCCCGCTGACGATCGCCGACAGCGCGTAGCCGCTCAGGCCGCCGGTCCAGCGGTACCAGATCTGATGCTTGCGGTCGTAGACGAGCTGGCCGCCAGAGTAGAGGAAGCGCACCTCGTTCTTGGCGCGAGAGAACACGATGTCAGTCACGCCGATCGGCGTGCGAACCGTCGGTTGACAGAAGAAGTCGTCCACCGGGGAACCAATCCAGGCGACGCGCGCGCTGCGGTCGATCGAGAAAATGCCGCGCTCCGAGACGAAGAACACCTCTTCCCCGGTCGAGAGCGTCGGGGGGCCGATAATGGCGCCGACGTCCATGCTCACGCGTGCCGTGGAGTGCAGCGAGCCCGAGCCGTTGTCCTCGGGGCCGTCGCCAGCCACCAGATAGATGGCGTTCTTCTTGAAGACGACCAGCTTGTCGTCTAGCTGCGCAATCCCAGTGATGTCGCCGAACTCGTCGTCGAAGTCGATCACGAACTCGCCGACGAACTCCGGTTGATGGCCGGGGCGGATGTGCTTCGAGAACCACAGTTCGGTGCGGAAGTCGGCGTTGACCATCCACAGCCGATCGCCGTACGTCGCGAGGTACGCCGGGCGCGGGGTGATAGCCGTTTCGAGCTCGGCGTAGGTGTAGAGGAAGTCGTTCCCGGCAAGCGCGATGTCCGTCGTCGAGTCGACGGTTGCGACTGCGCCGGTACCGCTGCTCAAGTAAGTGATCGACACGAGCTGGAACACGCTGCCGTTGCCGGCGGTTCGGAACAATTTCGCGGCAACCGATCGCGGCTGTATCCCGAGGCTGAGCCCCTGGCTCTCGAGGCACGGCATTGTCCGCGGGTCGTAGGTCGCCGTCACGGTGTTATTGGCCCCCGTGAGCGTGATCGACGCCGGCTCGCTGAGCGGCGACCTCCACACGCGTCCGTGCTGGTCGGCGATCTCCAGCATCTCGACGTACTGATACGTTGCAAGCAGCGTCAGGCCCGCGCCGCCTACCGTAGACTGCACAAGCGTAGGAGACCGCGGGAAGAACGGGACGCCGTGAATCGGGCAAGGCCCCGGCTCAGCGGCGAACAATGCACCAGACGGAAACCACAGCGCCCCGGCGCATTCCAGCGGGCGACCCACTGACAGCGCTCCGACGTTCGCGGCGGCCGACGCCGGATACTCGATGTGCCAGACGTCGGGGACATAGACAGCTGCGCTTGCTCCCGCAATCTCCGTGGCCGTAGCGCGGCGATAGAGCGCCGTCCAGAAGGACCGCGATGAATCTCGAACCACGTGGGGGAGTGCTTCGCCGCCAAACGGGTCTACCCACGCGTCGAGAGGCAGGATCACGGATTGCGGCTCCTCCCGTGTGGTCACGGTGTTTCCGCCAGTGAACGAGAACGTGAATTCCAGATACGTCCGCTGCGTCTCCGCTGCCGCGGTCACGTTGATGCCCATGATCACGCGCATCGGATCCGTCCCCGGCTCCCGCCAGGCGTTGCCCTTCAGCGCAAGATCGGTGCGCGCAGCCCCGCCGACGAATGCAGCCGCGCCGATGGTCGCCGACTTCTTGCAGGCCTTCGGACCGCCGGCCGTCTGGTAGACGATCTGCCACTCGGTCCCGTTCGTGTAGGCCACTCCTGCCATTGACGTCGAAGCGATTGCCTCGGCCTGCTCGTCAGTTGTCACTGCGCCAGCCGACGTTACTCGCAGGACGCGCGTCGACGGCGACGTGTTCGAAACGGCGATGTATCTGACTCCGGAGCCGTCAGGTTCAGAGAGCAGAGACAACCAGTTATCGCAGGTGACCGCGATGACCAGATTCGCCGTCGCAGTCGACCCAGTCGAAGGGTTGTACTCGATGAACCGGATCTGATTCGCGGCGGTGCGGGCGACGATCGTGATCGTCGAGCCCGTGTAATACATGATGTCGACCCACGACACCGTAGCGTGCCCACCTGCCCCGGAGATGGTGTCGCTGCGCTGCTGGTTTCCGGCCGAGTCGTAGACCACTGCCCGCGTCGTGCCGTCGGTGCACCCCATGACAACGACGAACAGGCTCCCGAGCGCGGCGACGCGCGCATAGTTCGTGGTGCTCAGGAGCGTGACCGCAGGCGCGATCTGCTCCATCGTCGACTTGCGAAAGAACGTCAGAACGTGCGGGAAGACGAAAGCGTTCTTCACAGCCACCGCCGTGGGCGTCACCGCGACGTCCAGCGACGATGCCGCCCCCGTGGAGCGCTGGTAGTTGACCGAGTACCGCGTCCAGTTCGCCGGCCGATCGCGTAGGGACGCGCCGTACGACGTCGTCGACGTTCCCGAGTCGTAGAACCGCATCACGTCGCCGTCCGTGTCGGCCAGGTAAGCGAGGCCGCCGTCGGCCTTGGCGCCGACCATCACTGGACCCGGGCTCATCGTGACCGCGTCAAATCCCTGGCGCGCACGCCACTCGTCGGCGCGCTCCTGCTTCACGTCGTCCAGGCGCAGGTGCGAGCCCGGCTGCACGGACAGCGGGTTGGAATCGCCAGCCAAGCCGCCGGTCAACGGCCAAGAAATTGGCTGGGGACGGAGTGCCATTAGGAGGCCCTCCGGAGCGATGCGGCGTGCTCCGCTTGACCGGCGCCCGCTACGCGTTCAAGAATCTGTCCGGTGGAAGAGAAGCCGTCTCCGTTCCCGAAGGCCAAGCAGGCCGCGTTCGCCGCCGCGGCGGTGGCGATTTCGCTGGCGCTCGTCGGAATCCTTGGCGCCGTCATCGTGAGCGCTCCTGCCTGGTACGAGCGGTTCCAGGCATTCCGCCATGAGCAACGGCAGGCCGAAGCCATGCACGGACGCGTCCGCGTGCTCGACTGCATCGACGCGGCAAAGGAGCGCCTCCAGAAGCCAATCCCGCGCGACACGCTGGCCGGGATCGAAGCCGCCTGCGCCGTGGCCGACGCGAACCGGTAGGTCACGAGAACTCCCACAGGAGGATGATCCCGTTCCCGCCGAGGCCGCCGGTCTTCGCGGTGATTCCAGCGCCGGCCATTGCCCCACCGCCGCCAGATGCTCGAGCGATTGCCGAAGTCCCGTCGAGATCGGCGCCGGCAGCGTTCGATACGCCGACGCCAGCGCCGCCCCACAACGACGATCCTCCGCTTCCGGAGTAGAGGACGCCGGAGGGGCTCGTGACCGCCGGAGATCCCGGCGCGCTGGATCCGTTCTGCGTGCCGTTGGAGCTGATGGCCGCCGCCGCTCCAGGGTTCCCGCTCGCACCGAGCCGGCCGCCGCCGGGTCCGCCCTTCGCAGTAACGGTCGTGACGCCGTCAGAGAACGTGGTATCAGCCCCGGCACCACCCGGACTGCCGGTGCCACCCGACGAGCCGCCAGCGCCAATCGAATGCGTCCAGTTCGCCGGGATCGTCGCCGTGGCGAAGTAGGCGAACCCGCCCGCCGCACCGCCGTGCCCGCAGTCACCGATCGACGCCGCACTGCCGCCGCCCTGGCCGCCCCCGGCCCAGATCTTGGCAATCGCAAGCGTGCACCCCGCGGCGGAGGCCGTCGACGCGCCACTGGTGATGATCCTCGGAGAGCGAAGCAGCCGGCCCGCAGATGCCGGGGCCGCCCAACTCCCGTCAGCACGGAGGAAATTCGCTGTCCCGCCGCCGCTCGCCGGGACGATGCCGTCCGTTGTCGCCGTGAACAGTGCCAGCGCGAGGTTGACCCCAGACCACACCATTCGCTGCCATCGACCAGGCTTCGAGCCGTTCGGGTTGATGACGTACCGGCTGTCGTCGCGTGCCGTGGCCGTCGAATTCCAGGCAAAGGCTCCCTCGAGCCCGTCGAGCACGGCCGACCCGCCGGACAGCAGCGCAACGCGCGGACCGGCCTCGCCCGAGTCGTCGCCGGGCGTCTTCCGAAGTGCGGCGATGGTGGCCGCCGTGATGGCCTTGAGACCGGGCAGCTTCGACGGGCTGCGGTTGCCGTCGAGTTCGACAAACGCCGAGTAGTAATCGACGAGCAGGCTCAGCAGATCCTCAGGATCCTTGATCTGTGCCAGGTTGGGCTTTTTCAGGTTCATCGAAGCCACCTCACGCGCGATCGCGTCCGCACGTCCTCGACGCTGGGCGGGTCCGCCGAGCGCTGGGAGGCGGCCCACTTCATCGCGCGCGCCTTGGCCGCGCCGAGCTGGGCGGCAACGGCCGAGATGTCCCATTCGTTCTTGGTGAGCATCATGACCGCCGCGTGCAGAACGATGACGTCCTGGAACTGCTCAAGCTCTACGTCGAGGGTCGACCCGGGCAGTGTCAGAACCGGCGCCTGAGGCACATAGAGCAGCTGGTAAGTCCCCTGGCACCAATTCGCCGGCTCGATGTAGAGCAGAGAGCCGGCAACGCGGTAGCTGCGCCGCCCGGCGATGCGCCCCTGCCGGAGCGCGTACATCGGCAAGAAATCTTCGTAGGTCGTCCCCGGATCGGACTTCACCGCGCGCACGTTGCGAAAGTCAGCCGGTAGCGCGTTGGTGTTCGACGTCGGCGCGCTCAGCGTGAACGGCGTCTGAAACGAAACACGGAAGTCAGGCGCGATGTCGACGACGTCGTTGTACAGCGTCCGGATCCCGTCGTTGACGAATTCCACAGCCTGCGTCGACGTAACGAACGTGTCGCTCGTCGACGCAGGCTGGTCCGCGATGGCCTCGGCCCGTGCTTGCAGCTGGTCCCTGGTGATGGCCATCGTTGTTTGTCAGGCGTCGGACTCGGTCTTCTCTTCCTCGGGGGCTTCGCTTGCCTCGTACTCGGCCATGCATGCCTCGTGATGGTCGGAGAGAGCCGAATTCACCTCCTCCATGTCCACATCATCAGGATTCAGCCCGAGTGCCTTCACCAAGTCTTCGGCGGCCATCCGCTTGGCTTTCCCAGGATCGGGCGCCGACTCTCCATCGTCCTTCTCTGCCGCGGCGTCATCACCATTGCGTGCCGAGGCACGCTTGGTGATGTCCGCCGGGGTGATGATCGCGACCGCCGGCATCAGAAGGTCTTTCCGCGGGCGACCTTGACCGTGATCATGTACGAGAGGCCGTCGGGCACCTCAGCGTCCGCGTACGACGTCTGCGTGAACTGGAGCTTGAAGTCTCCGGTCTGCGTGGACGCCGCGAGGTTCACGGTGCGAGTGACGTTGTCACGACGAATGAACGCGTCGTACCCCGTCGTGTTCGCGCCGTAGACCGCGGTGTCGGGTCCGATCGGGCACACGTCCACCTGCAAGAGCCGCTCGAAAGCGGTCGGGAGGGTGATCGTGTACCGGCCGGCCGTCGCCGCAGTCTTGATGAGTGTGACCCCACCAGGGAGCCACGAGTTCGTGGTGTCCACCGCCCCGGCCGTGGTGATGACCAGGCGCATGTGGAACGTGATCTCGTCGACCACGCCCATCACGCCTGCGGCCGGCCGGGGGATTGGATTGGTTGCGGTTGGCATGGCTTCGCCTTCCTCTGCTCAGAACGTCAGGCAGAAGTTGTGGATGGGGGCGTTGCACCCCAGGTCGGCGTAGTACCCGACGCGGCCCTCGATGCCGTCGGCCGCCGCGAGACGGAGAACGGTGTTGCCGTCATCGTCGAGGAACGTCGGGATCTGCGAGGTGCGAGCGCAGAACAGCTGCAACGACTCCTTGCTGACCCCGTAGATGCGGTTCACGGGGCAGAACGGGTCGCTGAAGATGTCGATGGAGTCGCCGCTCGAGGCCATCAGGTTGATGCCCTTGACGCCGACGCCCGGGATGGGGCTCGCAACGGTGGTGGGCCGGTAGCGCCCCATGGCCAGCTTGGTCAGGTTGCGCCGACGGGTCGGGTTCATGAACACCCAGTCGACCTGGCCGCCGTAGCGATCCACCTCGGCGAGACCGTCGATGATCGCGTCCTCCTCGGTCTTTCCGAGCGAGTTGATCGACACGCCACGGAGACGCGAGTCGGTGGACCGCGGGTACCCGAAGATGGTGTCGGACATGTTGAACTGGCCTTCGAAGCCGACGATTGCCAGCCGCGAAGGGGTCGCCGAGTCCTGCCGATCTCCCTTGCGGAAGATGAAGTCGCCGAGCGCGACGCCGGTGATCGAGCTGATGTTCGCCGACGTGGTCAGCGTGCCGGTGTTGTAGTCGATCGCCGTGATGCGCAGGTCGGTGGTGCCGCCCGAATTGCGCAGCAGGTTCGCGTTGAGCGTCTGGCTGAACTGGATGCGCATGCCGATCTCGAAGAGCACCGCGTCCTCCGGGAACGCCAGTACGAGCGACGTCGAGGCCAGCGTGGTCGAAGCGCCGATCGTCGACATCTCGCCGAAGCCCGAGCGGTAGATCTTGGTCGCGAACGACTGCATCGTTCCGCCCATGATTCCGTCGATCTGAGCGACCATCTTGTCGTAGAGGGCGCCCTCCTTGTCGGACGCGGCAGCCATCAAGCGACCTTCGATGGTCGCCACGCCGTAGTCCTGCTGGTACGTCGAGATGACCGGCTGGACGATGTTGGTGATTTCGGCCCCACCGTTGGTCTGCGCGGTGGCGAAGTCGGCGGACCCGCCGCCGTTGTTGCCGACGCGCATCGCCCACGTGGGCTGACCGGACCAACCGACCTTGGGCACCATCGCCGCGGCGGCGCCCTTGGACCATTCGATCTTGCTGACGAACTTGGTGCTGTAACGCCGTTTCAGACCGGCGGAGAGATTGGCAATTGTTGCCGCTGGAGCTGCCATGGGAAACCTCCTGGAACGAGCGAACGCAGATGCGCTTCAAGCTCGTTGCCCAGGGGTTTCGCCATGCGGGCAGCTTCGAAATACGGCTCTTACAGACGATGGTGAATGAAATTCGGCGCGCCGTCAATGTGCGCGTTGCGCGAATTACGTGTAGCGCAGCAAACGACCAGCGCGCGCTATACGTTGCTCATTGCGCAATGAACGTGTAGCGGCTCAAAGCGACGATCCCCAGCCCTTGTGCCCGGCCTTCTGCATCTCGCGCTTGATGATCGCGTCGCGCTGGGCTCCGTCGAGCGGCAGCCCGTCGTCGTCGACCGCGGGGCCGCGCGCGGCGATGCGCTTGCCCACTGGGGCGGCGGGCTTGGCGGGCGCCTTGGCGGCTGGCTTGGCCGATCCGACCGGCGGCGGGACGACCACGGACGGCTTGGCGGAGGCCTTCGAGCCGCGCGGCGGGAGCTCAAGCCCCACGGCACGGAACTTCGGCGCCTCCTGCTCTCGGGCGAGATCCTCGGCGGCGTCGGCGGCCTTCGCCAGGTACGCGGCGTGCTCGCCCGGCTTGAACCCGGCCTGCTCCCACATCATCAGCGCCGACTCGCGGATGGCCTCGAGGCGCCCTGGGATGGCCCTGGACAGGGGGATGTCCAACTCCTGGCTCTCGGTGAGCTCCTTGGCGAACAGTTGCGCGTAGGACTCGACACCGATCGCGTACTTCACGAAGTCCATCTCGGCGCCCTCTTTGCGGCCGGCGGCAACCCATTTTTCGGCGGCGCGGGCATAAATCTTGTCGAAGTGCGGCGAGAGGCCGGCGGCGGCAACGGCGTCGCGGATCATCTGCTGGCCGCGGTACTGGCGAAGCTCGGCCTCGACGGCGGCCACCCGGTCGTCCGCCTCGGGCTTCTTCGGCTCCGGGCGCACCTCAGGGAGCGTCACCTTGCCGGTAAGGGCCAGCTCGAGCAACTCCTCCTTGGTCTCGATGCCAAGGAACTTCAGCCGCTCGGCGAGGTCGGCCCCCTTGAGCTTCTCGACCGCGGCGGCGGCTTCCTGCTTCGCCATGGCCGCTTCCCTGGTCGCCTGGTCGGCCGCCTGGCGCGCGCGCTGGACCTCGTCCACGAGCGTGCGGTTGCGGGCCTGGTACTTCAGCGCGTCCAGCATCTCCCTGCGCTGGGCGGCGCGTGGCTTTTCTGGCGCGGCGGCCGCCTCCGGCTTGTCGGCGTCGGCTTTGGCTTCGGCCGCCTCTTCGCCGCCGGGGGAGGTCGCCTCCTCGTCGTCCGCGTCGCCGGCCTTGTCGGCCTTGGCCGGGTCGTCGCCGGTGATGTCCTCGGGCTTGGCGTTCGGCTCCTCCTCGATGACGACGTCACCGGCCTTCGAGCCGTTGTCGGTTGGGCCGCCGGCAACCACCACGTCGCCCACGTCGATGGCGCCGAACGCGTCGGCCTCGCGCGGCTCGTAGGCGATCTCCTTGACCGAGTCGGTGAAGCCGGGGGGCGCGGCGGTCAGCTTCTGCTTCGCGGCTGGCGCAGCTGGCCTCACCGTCTCCACAGCGTTCGCACGGTCGGCCATGACGGTCTGCGTGATGCTGTCGGACATCGACCGGGCTCCTTTGCTCATTCGTCAGATCCTTTCGTGGTGTTCTCGGATGCGCCCAGGCGGGACGTACTCGTCAAGCTCGTCGTGCAGGACAGGCCACAGCACATCTCCGAAAGAACAGCGCTGAAGTCGATGGCCGTCGCCACCGCAGAGGCCGCAGGTCCCCGGATACTCGCCGGCCGCCTCTTGCTCTGCGGCTTCAGGCTCCGTCAGATAGTTCTTCCCGCGCCATCCCAGGCCCGCGAACGGCCGGTGGGTCAGCGGGCCGCTCATTGCACCATCCCCGGCACGGGCGGCCCACCTGGTCCACCTGGAACCGGCGGCAGGGCTGGTCCGGGTGGCGCCTGAGGCGGCTCACCGGTCGGCGTCGGACCCGCGGACGTCGGAGGCGCGATGCCAGGAAGCACCGGCGGCTGAAGCTGCGGACCGCCTCCACCGGGGCCACCGGGCGCGGGCGGTCCGGCAGGTGGCGCGGCAGGCTGCGGCTTCGTTGCGTTCAGCAGCCGCCGCAACATGTTCATGGCCTCCTCGCTGTACGCGTCGTCGAGGAGCGCCAGGAAGTACCGCGCTCGCGCGTAGGTGAACAGCGCCTCTTTGTTCATGTACTCGTCGGGCGTCTCATAGTGCTCGTCCTCGAGGATGTCGTCGACGATCTTCTCCTGAAGCATCTGCTCGGACAGGATGAGGTCGGTGATGGGCGAGATGTCCGGCACGTTCAGCGCCGACATGGCCTGTTCGCGCGTCAGCCACCCCTCTTTGATCAGGTCGGCCGCCTTCTGGAACTGGCCCGAGAGCGACTGCCCGAACAGCGACGACGGAAGCACGCGGATCTCGTACTCGCCGGTCAGGTCCTCAAAGACCATTTCCTTCCACACGCCGCGGGAGATGGCACGCCACTTCGGCTTGGCGTCGGGGTTCTTCTTCGCGTGGTCGCGGGTCAGCCGCCACCACCACTTCGCGGTCTCGACCCGGTCCGTCTCCCAGTTCTGAGACGGGAGCGCGAGCCGGTCGGCCTGAAGCTCGGTGTCCTCGCGGATGGCCACGGCCGCCGTCACTCCCGCGCGCCCCTGCCCGCGCATCGTATTCGGGGACAGGCCGATGGTGTCGGACATCTGCCCTTCGAGCTCGTGCGTGTACTGGTACGCCTCTGGGTGGAGCGCTGGCGGCGTCTCGACCGTCGCAGCGGTGTTCACGTACTCATCCACCGCGACGTAGGCGTTGTTCAGGCCCGTCGGCGCATTCTCGCCCTTCTTCGTGTGGATGATCTTAGTCGCGCTCTGGTGGTGTGCCTCGCGCAAGGTGATTTGCTGCTCGTTCAACTCGACCTGAGCCGCCCTGGTCAGCGACACGACACTGTGCCCGCTCACGCCGACATGCTTCTCGTCGAAGACGCCCGTGATGAACGGGATACCGTCGTAGTGCCAATCCTCGTCCGTGTGCAGCTTGTTGCCGACCACGATGACGTGCCTGCCGTTCGGGCCGCGCTGGTAGGCGTCGATCACGCGAACCTTCTGTAAGGCGTTGCTCGCGCCGATGGCCCCGGCCATCAGGCTCCCGTTGCTCGACGACTGGCCGGCAAGCTCCTCGGGATCCACGCCGAGCATCGCGGCAGCGGCTACGGTGGGAATGCGACGGACGTGGTAGCGGCACTCCGGGTCGCCGAGCTTGCCATCTTCCTTGTCCCACAGCTGCTCCCACGGCGGAAAGCGGGCCAGTTTCGTGTCGCCGTCCTCGACGTAGACCTTCATCCAGCCGAGGTCACACGTGAGCTGGTCGCGCATCTTCAGCGACGCCTCTTTCTGGTAGCCGACGTGGTCAGCCCAAGCGTCGGACAGCTCGGTCATGTACCTGCTGGCGCGCTTGGCTTTGCCGTTGCCGCTGGACGGGACGAACTGCGCGCGCGGTCGGAACGAGCAGATTCGGTTCCGAACGGTGCCGACGAGCTGATACGCCTTGTTGAAGATTTGGCCGTTCCCCTCGCGGGCGTCGATGCGTGCGAACACCTCGGACGCGGCGTCTAGATCGGTCACGCGGTCGCCTGTGTACAGTTCGAGGTCGTAGGCCATCCACTCGCGGCGATTCTTCTCGTCCTGCGACTGCTCGATTTCGTCGACGGTTCGGTTGAGCTTTTGCACGAGATCAACCGCGTCTAGGTCGCCGGCTTCGTTCTCCTCGGCGTTCGGCGCCTCGCACCAACGCGGGCCGCTCCCGGTGCGCTGCATGCGCTCTTCGGGCTGGTCGGTGTCGGTGACTTCGGCTTCGGAGTTCTCGGTGGGGTCGGTAGGGTCGGTGGTCTCGTCGCTCATGATTGCTTGTCCCTTGCCTTACGCTGCTCACGGAGACACCTTGAGCAGAAGCCTCGCGCAGCGTCAGCTTCGTCCCCGCAGTGCCGAAGCGACGTGCCGTTGAAATAGCCGCCGCAGACGCCCGGAAAGTAGCGGCGGATTTCGGTCTTCAGACCGCGCCAGATCACCGCTGTATCAATCACAACCCTCATGGCCGCACGATCCTGCTTTCCTCGATCTCCGTGCCGTCGTCGCTCTGCATCGCCCGCACGAACGCCGTCGCCTGTCGAGTCGCCGCGCAGTGGACGCAGTTGCCGTGGGCGTTGGCGCGCGATGGGCTGTGACCGCGAACGTCGGCGGCGGCGCGGATGAGGCGCGACATCATGTCGACTAGTTCGCGCTCGGTGGAGTCTTGGTCGGCGTCGTCTGGCTTGGTTGCTGGGTCGGTCACGGCTGCGCCTCCACTTCATCGGTGCCAAGGGCACACAGTTCGGCCTCACGCCACAGTTCACGGCAGACTTCCTCGGCGCTCTTCGACGGGACAGTAATCGCCGAGGCCATGCCAAAGAGCCACCCTGTCTCATCTTGCTCGCGGCGCCACATTCGCCTAACGAAGCCAGCCACTCCGTGGACGGGCATGCCGTCCGGCCCGAGGTAGATACGGGAGAAATCCGCCGCCGATCCGGCTCCAGGCAGCGCCTCCATGGTGATGAAATACTCGCCAGGAAATGCGTTCTCACACCCTGGAGTGGCACACGGCGAGCGCCCAAACGACAGCTTCCGATGATTGCACGTCAAGAGAACGCCTCCCTTCGGGCCTTCGCCGCTCGCGCCCGCATGATTCCGCCCTGCTGCTGCTCTCGCTGCATTCGCTCCATGGCCACCTCGTAGGGCGTCTTGACCACCGGCGGCGGCGCATCCCCTGGCAACTCGCGCAGCATGTCCCGCGCGTACCGCCACGGGTACAGCCAGGCGTCGCCGGGATCCGAGTGTGCGGCGTCGCTGGCCAGCTTACCCGGCTTCTTCCAGCGCAGCCGCGTGGCCTCCTTGACCATCAGCGCGGCCAGTTGCGGGTCGACGTAGGTCTTGCCGGCTCTGAGGTCGTCGTTCAAGAGCTGGATGAACTCGACCTTTCTGGTCTTCTCAGCCATCACCCACTGAATCTCGGGCGCGTCAACGGCGAACGTCTCGATGGTCTTCCGCGTGGCGTGGCCGGCCGGGTCGAACACCACTGGCCCCGGTCGCTCAGCTTGCAGCGCGCGGAGCCTCGCGAAGAGCTGGTGATTGGTCTGCTGGCTGGTGGCTTCCATGTGCGTCAGGTGCGAGACGGAGCGGTCGGGCGAGATGGACATCCGCGAAATGGCATCGGCGTCGTTCCAGCCGAGGTCCAGGCCGTAGACGTGCGAGAACGCCTTGCCATCCCACGGGCACAGCGCGGGAGGCGGGATGTAGTAGACCAGAGCGTCCGGGTCGACGATCCACTGACCGAGCCACTCGCGCTTGTACGTGATGGAGTCGGGCGTGAGGTGGTATCGCTGGCGGGCCTCTGCGAGCGGGTCGCGGCCAGCAAAGAACGGGTTCTGCGCGCACGTCCAATGATGCTGGTTGCTCCACCCTTCGAGAGCGTGGCAGGCGTCGAAGAACGGGCCGGAAGCAGCGGGTCCGGGTGTCCCGATGAGTACGAGTTGGCCGTTGTAGTCGAGCAGGGCGGGGCTGAGGACGTCGGACAGGAAGTAGGAGAACCAGTCAGGCCCCAGCTGCGATTCATCGACGATGGCGAGGTCGAAGTGCCGGCCACGCGCGCGCTCCACGTCCTTCTGTTGGTAGAAGCCGAAGATTTCGAACCGGCACGCGCCGCTCGTGAAAGCGAGCTCGGACTTGTGGGCCTCGAGGCCGAGTCGGTGGCGGTGGTTGTGCTTGAGCAGGTCGTCCCAGACGATCCCGAAGCCCTGGTCATCGGTGGGGGCGAAGTAGGCGACGCGGGCACCTGGGCGCGCGCCGAAGCAGCGCAGGGCCTTCCCCAGGATGCTCGTAGTCTTCCCGGCGCGCCTGCCAGGGTGAGCGGCAATCTGCGGCGAGTCGTCCTCGCACAGCGCCAGCTGTTCGGGGCCGAGGATGCGGCGAAAGCGCTCGTATGCGCTGCGCGGCGACTGGAGGCCGGCGAGCTGGGACGCGAGGCGCTTGTATTCGTCGCTCGGCACACTATCCGGCGACCTCCTCAGGCGGGGGCGGTTCGATCACTGTCTGCTGGCGAGAGCCGTCGCAGGCTGGGCACACGACCGGGTGCTTGATCCATGTCACGCCGTCAATCCAGAAGTTGACGCCTGAGCCACTACAGGACAGGCACGGCACTCGACTCCCGACCGTCACACGTGGCTGAAAGGCACGTTCTTCGTCGGTCACTCGTCCACCTCCACGCTGCCGGCGCCCGACAGCAAGTCGTCATCCACGGCCGTCCGCCCGAGCGATAACCGCTCGACCTGCGCCCGGTCCCGCTTCCACTTCGACAGGTCGACTTCCTCGATCCGGACCGTCGGGATGCCGTGGCACTTCACCCAGCGCCCCCAGCAAGCCGTCTCGGCCAGCACCTTGAGCGGCAGGTCCACGCCGGCCGCCTCGAGCAGCCGCAGGCCGATGCCGGCGCCGCGGAACTGCTTCTTGACGTACAGCATGCCCAGCACGTCGAACTGGTCCCACAGCGCGAACCCGAGAATCACGCGCGTCCCCTCGTGAGAAGCCGTGGCCAGCAACGTGCGTCCGTCGTTGATCATCTCGGCCACGCGCGGTCCGAAGATGTGGACCCACTCTGTCCAGCGCACCGGGCGCGTGTAGTCGCGGTGCGGCCAGCGGGTCTTGGCCGTGGCCTCGAACACGAAGGCGGTCTCGCTGCGGAGCTCGGGCGGCTGCACGTCGACAGTGAGGCCCGAAGCCAGGAGGCGCCGCGCCCCCTCGGTGCGCATGTGTTCGACCTGGCCGGCCAGGATGGCGTCGCGCTCGGCGGTGGCGCCTGGGCGGCGAACCTTCGCGAAGGAGGCGAGCGTTGGGACGAGGTCGGGCGTCGCGGTCACGGTTTCAGCCTCGCGAGCCTTGCGACCACATCAGCAGACGTGTGGCCGTCGAATTCGGGCGCGCGCTCGCGGTGCTCGAATCCCGCGGCGTTGCACTCCGGCCAGAACGGCGACTGCGGCAGGTGATACGTGAGCTGCTCGCCAGGGTCCGTCCAGATGCCGAGCACGAACCACCCCGGCATGTCAGTTCCGTCGCTGTGGGCGCGGCTGAACCAGACGCGGTGACCTGCCACCTTGGCGAACCGACACAGGGTCATGTACAGGCGGCACCGGTGGTCGTACAGCTCGCCGAACGTGTGGTAACCGTCGGAGACGTCGACGCCATCGTCACACTTGATGGTCACGGTCCGCCTGCTCATCGACGCGGCCTCAGGATCGTCAGCAGCAGCGCCACGACGCTCGCGCAGAACCCGAGCGCCCACACTCCGGTGCCGGTCAAGCCGGGCTCCCGAACTCGCGGCGGCAGTAGCCGCACTTGATGACGACACCGCCGCCGAACACGGCTAGCTCGTCGCGAATCTCGCGGTGATGGCGCCAGTGAGCGAGGACACGGCTGATGGCGCGAATCACCGATGTCCTCCGGCGAACGCGAAGTACACCGAGAGGCCAACGGCAACAACGCAGATCGCGGCGGCAACGAGATTCATGCCCCGCCTCCGCGTCGCCACACGTGGACACCGTCGACAAGGTCCCATGTCCCAGGGACGTGCATCGGGACGTCGTCCACAGACCACGGCTCCTGCGGCACGTGCGAGAACAACTCGGCCAACGGCTTCTCGGCCTCCTCGGCGGTTGGCATCGCCGCGTACTCGTCGAACTCGACCCCAATTGGCTGGCCGTCGCGGTTCAAGCATTCCGAGCCCGGGACTGTCGTCGCCAGGAAGCCCGAGCGTAACTTGACGATTCGTGGCTTCACGGTGTCGCCTCCTTGTCGCCAGCGGCCGCCTCGCGCGCGGCCCGCGCCTTCTTCCGCGCCCGGTACCGCGCCCACACGGAGCGCGTCTTGTCCCGTGGGCACGTCGGCAGGCAGCCGCGCTTCGGGTTCTGGCCGCAGTCAGCGCAGTTCGCCACGGTCAGCGGTCCTCACCGAACACCGTCCGCTTCGGCTTCATGCGCTTCTCGGCGTACGCGATGGCCAAGATTTGGCCGCGCGACCGCGGCTTCGCCTTGCCCTTGTTGGCGGCGGTCAACTCGCGCACGTTGGCCGACCGTGCGCCGCGCGACTTGCCGGGCTTGAGCGGCACCCTAGACCACCTTCCCGAGGTTCGCCCGCGGGCCGGCCTGTAACTCACGGAACGCACGGACCGCCGTGTCAGCGGCGTGCAAGGCTCGCTCGGCCCGAAGGGTGAGCGCCCAGCACGCCCCAAACGCCGCGTTCCAAATGGCCTGCTCTTGCTGGGTCAGTTCGACCCCAACCGCGGTCGTGACACTCGGCGTGGCGTAGGCGGTCACGAACCCGTCGTCGTCTGCCATTCAGTCACGCTACGCGCAGATTTGGCACATGTCAAGGTGACTCGATTGACTTTCTGGCGCTATACGTGGGTCACGACGACCCGCGGTGACAGATTGGCGCTATACGTTCCTAGACGGGGAGCGCGTAGCGGAGTACAACTGACGAATGAGAACGCCTGAGGAGCTGCTCGACTGGGTGCGCCGACAGTGGCTCGCTCATCCAGACGATTACGACCCAACGGACGAGCAGATGCTGGAGTTCATCGCGGCGGTCCAGCGCGACGCCATCGAAGGCAGCCCGCTTCCGGACGTGGCTGATCGCCAGGAGACCGCGCGCATAGACGAACAGGCCCACGAGGACGCCGAACACATGGCCGCCAGGGTCGCCGCACAAGACGAGAAGCACGCGATCGTGAGCGATGCATGGGAGCGAAACGCCGCCCGCATCGCCGAGTTCTTCGTCACCGGATCCCTCGAGTCCGGCGCAGCCATCTGCAAGCGCCTGCACGGCGAGGACTGCGGTTGCTGGGCTCGCGACTACGCGGCCTGGCAGGCGCGGAACGACGAGTAGCGGCTACCGTCGTCGGATTGGCACGCCCGGGTACGCCGCGCGAATCTCCGCGTCGGTCAGCACCTTGACGCCAACTGGGATTGCCCGCGGCTTCGGCTTGGAGATCGGCTTGGGTTTTCCGTTGCGCCACGGGTGATACTGCGACGGGAGGTTGCCGCCGAGGTAGGCCGGAGTTCCGTGCCACTTCCCCTTGCGCAGGTAGCTCATGGCTCGTCGGCGCGCTCGCGGATCGCCATTCGGCCCAACCGGATCTCCTCCTCCGTGAATCCAGAAGGCTGACGAGCTACCGCCTCCCGAAGGCGCTTTCTCTCGCGGTACCGGCGCTGACGCTCGGCAGACCCATGGTCCTTCTCGAGGTAGCGCATGAAATTCAGGATGATGTAGCCGCCGTTGATGCGCACCATTCGCCGGCCCTCAAAAGCCGACGCAAGGCTCTCTCGCTCCGGCGCACCCATCCTCTCGAGCGCGGCGATACCTGTCTCTCGGTCGACGCCGGCATTCCTGATGATCCCGACGCCTGCCGCCTCGACGAACCCATACCATCCCGGTGGAATCTCCCAGCCCGTCGGCTCCATCGTCCTGGCGTCCAGCTGCGGCGTGTCCTCCCGCAGCTCGTGCACCCTGGCCATGAGCAACGCGGTCACGAACACGTCACGGACGTCGCGGTCCACCCACACTGACGAGTTCAGAATTCCGCGGTCCAGCTTGATGAATCCCATGGCCTGTTACGTGACACGCACGCGACAAATTGTCAACCTGAGACAAAGTGTCGTAGCCGATTACGTAATAGTGACCTACGAAGATACGAGATACGGAGAATATAGGGCGGCTATCTCGCATGCACTGCGGCATGGGTCATTCCGACCCACCGCCCGCCTCCGCCACCGCCTTCCGCATCCGCTCCATCACCAGCCGCTCGATCTCGTCGTCGCTCTTCCTCGCCGCGGCCCTGGCCTGCTCGAGCTTCAGCACCACATCGGCCATCCGGTCCAGCTTCTCGACCTGCTCGACGTCGAGCTTGAAGCCGATGTCCACGCCCATCGCCCGGGCCTTCCCGTCACCGAGACTCGTGGTCTTGTTGAGCTTCTCGAGCGTCCGACCGGTGTCGACGTCGATGATTTTGAGCATCCGCTCGGTGCATCGTTTCGACAGCTCCGAGATGTCGGTGCCGCTCGTCGTCGTACGCGTTTCGGCGGCGCCGTCGGTAGAGTCAGCGGTGCCGTCCGAGGTCATCGGTCACCTTCAGCGTGGGGCGACGGTAGGTCGCGTGTCAAATCGGCGCGGCTCGGAGGCTGTCTCATGGTCGTCCCTCGCGTCATGTGCGGCCGATCGACGGCTCGTCGCTGGTGGGCGCCGTGGTCGGCCTTGGAAACGCATAGGCCTTGCCAATTGACACGCGAGTGTGGCCCTGCTTGAGCGCCAGGCGCGCCTGAACCCACATCAACCGCGCAGCCAGGATGAACATGACCTCTCGCTCCCACGCCTTCCGCATCGCCTCAAATGACCGGTGGACCGCCTTGGTCTCGTTCACGGCCGCCCCGCAATCTCCCAGCACACCTCGCGGCACTTCCCGAGATGGCCTGGCCGCAGGTTGCAGGTACCGACGACCGTGCCGTCAGGCAGTTTGAGCGGCGCGCCGCACGTCGGCTCGGGTGTCATTCGCTGTCCTCGTCATCGTACGGC